ATGCTGGGGCCCGATCCCGCCGGACACCTCCCCTTCAACGCTAATAATGACGTCTCCAGCGTGGTAGGTCGGCAAGGTCTGCTGAGTAGCCCAACGAACTGCGAGGCCGCTGCCAACCCCAACAAAAGTGTTGATGCGTTTACCGGCGACACCCGCAAGCATACCGACCATACCAGCAACGGTGACACGCTGCTGGTTCAGAGAGTCAGCCTGAGATCGGGTCAAGGGCAGCGAGACAAAGACTCTCAGTACGCAAGGTCGATCCTTCGCCTGCATCCTGTCGAAAATCTCAACCGCAAGATCAGCCACTGCATGGCTGGCCTTCGCTGATGGACAGTATTTCATGTGAAGCAGCCGGCTGCGCTCCGCCCACGCGACACGAATGATCGCCAAGCTGAAGTTGATGCCGTGCTGGCTGTGAATGTGCGTCCGTTCGATATCCATGGCGTTCCTTCCGTGCTTCGAGCGCGCAGTTTCGGTAGCCAACAACACGGTAACCACTAGCAAAACAGCTAGTCCTCAACCAAGGCCCTGTGCCTTCAAATGCGCCATCCATAGCATATTGCTTTCATTTACGGAGCTGCCGATTCCAGAGCCTTGATCCGCGCTGAAACCGCTACGAACGCATCTTGAAGGCTGGAAGCAGCAGCCAGCCCACTGGCAGCATCAGCAGTGATTGCATGGTTGTGGTTGCCAGCCGCCGCGGTAGTAGCGGTTGTACCGATCGCAAGGCTGGATGTTCCCGCGCCAATAGCCACCCTTGCTGTTGCGGCATCAGCACCAGCCGCAATAACAGCCGGCTTCCCTGTCACATCCCCCCAGGCAGGCGCATAGTTTCCCGCTTTGGCGGTGGTTGCGGTAATGCCCAACTGCAGATTAGAAGTGCCGGCCCCGATTGCTGCACGCCCGTCTTCCTCGTTGACGGCCGTCAGCAGAGATTTGCCGATGACAGAAGCATCGGTGATGTCCTCCACCACGATGGTGACAGGTCCGGTGCCACTACCATCCGGCGTGCCCTTGACCAAAGCCTGGTAGACGGCCTTGTCGTCGGGGTAAAGCAGGATAGGCGCACCGAGCGGCTGCCAGCCATCGGCGATGGCTTCGGTCATGAAGCGCTCGATCTGGTCGATAGGTGCCTTGAGCACCCGATATGCGGTGTAGGCCATGGTTTCCTCCCTACGGGGTCGGCTCTTGGGGAATCAACCGGGCGCGACACGAGTTGTAGGCCGCGCTCAGGGTTTCGACTTCGCTCAGGGAGTCGTTAAAGCGTCGAGAATTTTCTTCCGGTAGTAGCCCGTAGGCCGAGGCGGCGTCTCCTGCACCAGCTTCGGCGGTGCCGGCTGCGTCACCTGCGGCGCCACCACTACAGCCCCCACCTGCGGCGGGGACGATGCGCACGCGCACAGGGCGGTCGCGCAGCTCACCAGCAAGGCGAGCGATTTCAGCTTTAGCATCGGCATCCTTCCTTTCCTGGTCGGCGGCCTGCTTGTTCAGGGCCGCCTGTTTCATGTCGCGCTGAGCGGTCAACTCGGCCAGCTTGTCGGCGGCCTCGCGGTTCTGCCGCTTCATCTGTCCGACCAGTTCACCGTACTCGCGCACCATCGACACACGTCCGCCGAGATAACCCAGGCCGACCAGCAGCGCCGTGGCAAACAAGGCCAGCAGCGCGCCGACTATCCATTCCTTGATGGCACCCATGCGTCACTCCTGCGCGGCGATGCACTGCGCATGCCGCTTCTGTTGGCGCGTCCACACGCCCTTGCAGCCCTGCGGCCCCCAGTTCTTCGGCAGCGAGCAATCGCGCCCGCCCTGGTTGCGCCACTTCAGCAGGTCATCACAGGCCTGGCGGTAGTTGCCGGCCAGCAGGTCGCGGCGCATCGAGCTGCCACGCCAGTTGGTGATGCCGAACTGCCCCGTGAAATCCAGGTACAGGTCGTATTCCTCCTGGAACAGCTTCACGCCAGGCAGCGAGTCGCGGAACTGCTGTTCGTCCTTCGCCATCAGGTTGCGCGCCAGTTGTTCGCCGCGCTGGCGGGTGATCGGCGGATCGGTCAGCTTGACGGGCTGGCCGCTTTCGTAGCGGGTGGAGCCGTAGCCGATGGTCGGCACGTCGCCCTTGGTCGGCACGTATGGTTTCGCGCTGAAGTCCTCCGACTTCATCCAGGCGCCGAAGCCGGCCAGGCTGACGGTCAGCGCGGCAACCAGCACGCGGTTACGGCTGTTCGACATCGCAACGCCCCCGGATGGCCTCGATGCGGGCAGCGCTCTCGGCTGATTCGCGGCGGTCGCGGCGAACCTGGAAATAGATATTGGCCAGCAGACCGATGACGGCGACCAGCACGCCGATCAGCCCCACCCAGTTGATCTGCGCCAGCCAGCCCAACGCGCCCGCAAGGGCGCCAGCCAGCGTGGTCTTGTTGGCCACCGAAACGCCCACCACCTCTACCGCCATTCCGGCCCTCTCCGACATAACGCCATCCTCCAAAGGCCGGGGCATCACGCCCCGGCTTCTTGGGCAGGTAGTTTTCGGTACAGCCAGAGAACGGCAAATCCTTACAGGGGGTTCAGTCCAGAGCTGCGCGGGTGCGCGCCAGATCCTCTCGCATCTGCTGTCGCATTGCTTTGGGTGCTGTCTTCGCTATCCGCTCATCCTTCGAAAGCGACATTTCGCGGACTCGCCGCATGATGTCCGGAACACGAATGACCATCGGCTGGTCAGGGTTGCGCCGATTCCAGTCGACAATTGCCTGCCGCGCGCGCTCAACCTTACCTTGGTCCTTCTCGAACACGCCGGCTGCCCACATACTGCGGATATCTTGCGCCTTCAGGTTGTAGAAGGCCTTCGCCTTCTGGCTGAGCATGTTGGCTTCCTGAATGGTCGCCACACTGGCAGGCTGGAAGCCGATCATCTTCATCGCGGCCTCAAGCGTGTTGGTATCCAAGACCTTGTAGCCCTTCGTGTCTCGGTACATCCCAGTGGCGAGCATATCCACCCCCTTGGCAGCGTTTCGTACCGCCCCCGGGGATATTTCCAGCAACCCGCTACCGATGTCGCCACTGGCGATCTTTTTCCCGCCCTCAAGGATGCGATTCGCGAAGTCCCCCATGGGGCCAGCTATTTCAAGCACATCGCGAATATTCGCGGGGGCGGGCTGGAGTAGCCGGGTTCCAGGAATCAGGTTCCCCATGCCCAACCGGCCTGAGACATCGAGCGGAGCACCAGGCAGTCCGGACACCCCGCGATCAATGAAGTCGGCAAGCACCCGACCAAACAGACCTTCCAGAAACTCCTGTTTGGCCTTCGCGGTAGAGAAGTTGTAGCCCATGAGTTGCGCCGCACCGTCGATCAGGTCTTCGGCGTCTTCGGCGAACGGCAAGCCACCGGCGCCGCCGACGAGCAGCAGCATGCCGATCATCAGGGCAGCAGCCTTCCGACCGTCCTTGCGCTCCTGCGAACCAGGCTCACCCTGATTCCACAAGCGATGCATCAGCTCAAGATAGGCCACGCTGTACGTCTTGAAGGTCATCAAGGTGCCGCCGACGGCACCACGCCCCCAGCGCATCTTGCTGGCCTTGGAGTATACGAACTGCGTCTCGCGCACGGCCCGGCGTGCGAACTCGTCAGGATTGGCCATGTTCTGCGCTTTGGCGATGCGATACGACGCGATGTAGGTCATGCGGCGGTTGATCTGCTCTGCGGCGCCGAACAACTTGCCCCAGGCCATCGACAGGCGCGCCACGCTGTTGGACGCAAGTGCTCGAGCATCACCCAAGCGCGTCCCGTCCCCCGCGCGCAGCGAGCCGGCGCCGCGCGCCTGCGCCATCAACTGGTGGACCTCCTGCGGGGACACCACCCCATCATCCTCTGCGCGCTTTAATGCCCGGGCCAGGTCCGGCTCGAACTGATAGGACCGATGCGCCATCTGACGTGCTGCACGCCCCAGTTCCGTCGCAGCGCGCTTCACCCCGCCATACTGACTCAGCCAGGGAAAAGTCACTTGGACCGGTTGGGTCATGTTGACGAAGGCAGACGCGACGGAGCCGCCGAGGTACTGTGCAAACAGCAGTCCGCGCACCGCCTGCCCCTCCTCTTGCGGGTTCTTGATGTAGTCGGCCAGCCGTACCGCGGCGTCCTTCAGTTCGCCCTGCGCCTGCGGGATGCCGTTCACAGCCTCGGAAAGGTCGCCCATGTGCAGGCCGGCGGCGGTTTGCCGCGCATTGGAGTATACGAACGAAGCCAGTACCCGCCCTACGTCCTCGCTATAACCAGCGATGCCCTTTCGGTGAATAAGCCGGCGCATTGCGCTGCGGTTGGTCTTTGTCAGGCGCAGGTAGTCTTGGAAAGCCTGATCACGTGCGCTATCGCCCTGTGAGTCGAAACCGAGGGCGTTGCCGAACAGTTCCAGCGTTTCCGGTGTGATGCCAGCGAATAGCTTGTACGCTTCCTCGGACAGGGTGCCCTGGCTCACGGTGGCGCCAGGAAACGCGCCACGCATCTGCTCGGCCATCTGGTTGGCCTCGCGCTTCGTCTCGAACAGGCTGAAGTATTCACGCTGACCGTCCTGACCCACCACGTCCACTGTGTACTTGCCGAAGCGCGACAGCGGTGCATAGCCCTCGCCCTGCAACTGGGCGACCTTCTCGGCGCGATCCGTCATGCCGTGTGCCAGGTTCAGCAGGTTCGTGGCGCGTTCCGGCCATGCATCAGCCATCTGCGCCAGGTGGTCGCGCAGTATCGCGGCGCCCTCCTGCGCATCGGCCGCGTCCATCACCTGGTCGCGCAGTTCCTTCACATCCTCGCCGCCGAAGCGCAGCATGTCGGCGCGGGCCATGGTGTCCAGGCTACGGTCGGTGGCGGCGCGGAACTCGCGGTACAGCGCGACCTGAGCATCGTTGAGCTTCCATATGTCGCGCAGCTCAGCGTCGGTCCAGACGATGCCTGCCTTGAGCATCTGCGACTCGTAGCGGCTGTCGATCATCTTGGCGAACTGCTCGGGGCTCAGGCCGCGCCAGGCGCGCAGCAGTCCCTCGGGAATCTTGCCCTGCTTCCGCAGGATGTCCGCCTTCTCGTCGGCCGTCAGACGCATGGCGCGCTCAGCCAGCGAATCGACGCGCACCGGCTTGCCGTCCACGTCGCGCGCCCACATCAGCGTGCCCTCGAATACCGGCTTGGCCACCGCCTTGTTGTCCTCAGCGCCCACCGGGGACTTTGCGATGTCGCGCCAGGTTTCCAGCTTCGGCAGCAGTTTCGGCGCCAGATCAGCCGCATCGCTGGCGTAATAACTCACGTCATCGATAAATCCTTGCGCCGACTCGAAGACCGGTTTGAATGCCGGGGAACGCTCTGCGAGGTTGTACATGGTGCCGATGGTCTTGTGCCACCAGGACAGGCCTCCCGGAGCGCTGAAGGTCTTGTTCAGTTCGGCGGTAGCCTTGCTGGTGAGTTCGCGCAGACCGGAGCGACTGAACTGCGGACCTTCGGGTTCATTCAGGCTTGCGGTCAGCAGCCGCTGGAGTACACTGGCTACGTCTCCTGAACTGGACGAGCCGGAAGGCTGCACTGCCATCGTGGCATCAGCACCGGATACTCGACGGTTCAGGAGATATTCTTTTGTGGCCACCGAATGCAGATACATGCGCTGCATGTTCGGATCGCGGCGCACCAACACGGTCACGATGTCATCCTTATCGTCGATCACCACCGGCGCCGATACGTAGAAACTCTCCCCCTTCTCATAGTCCGCGCGGTGAACCACCACACCACGCTCCAGCACGTCCTTGACGGCCGCGAACGCCGAGAACTTGTATGGGTTGGCCTTGCCATGCGCCATCGAGTCGCGCACAGCGCGCATATCCAGCACCACATCGCCCAGGTCCGGGTTCACTGCCTTGCCACCTTGAGACTCGAATAGCTTCGCCGCCCACTCGCGAACCGCAGCGAAGCCCTGTGGTGCTTCATTCCCCTCCAGGATGGCCACCGGCGGACCTTGCAGCACGCGCGCCTTGCGCATGTCGTCCTGGCTCATGGCTAGGCCGTCGCCCCGTACCCGGCCTTCGGCGGCGCTTTCCACACCAGCCATCGCATATCGCACCAGATCGTCCACGCTGATACGGCCAACCGGCAGACCGTGGCGCAGCATCCACTGACGGATGTTGGCCAGGAACCTACGCAGGAAGTCACCCACCTGCTTGCCCAGCGCACTGTCTACCCAGGACAGGAACCGGCTATCAGCCTCGGCGAACCCCTGCTCTCGCCCTTCAATAACAGCCTGCTCCACGATATACGGAGCGGCCTCCTTCATGTTGCGGCTCTCGCCGGCCTCGATCATGCGGCTGGCCACACGGTCCAGGAAGGTGCGCAGTTCGGCGCTCCGGACTTTGCCGCGATTCATCAGCATGGCGTGGGCAGCCTGGTCGAGATTCTGCCGCTGCTGGCCGTGAACCATTTCGTGAAGCACCACGGCCGGTGCGGTTACCGGATTCAGGTTCGGGCCGACCAGAAAAGTTAGACCTGATCTGGCATCGTAGAAGCCATTGATGCGCCCGCCATCCTCAAACAGTTGAACGGCATCGCTCAGTGCGGTACCGGATCTCCGCGCGTAGGTGTGCGCGATGCGCAACGGGTCGGCGCTGTCGATCACTACCAAGCCGCCCCGTTGTCCTTCCTTGCCGCGCTTCAGCATCTTGCGCACAGCCTGGCCCAGGGCTGGGAACTGCAGGTCGAAAGCACGCACCAGGCTTTGCGAGGTCATCGGCGGGAGCCCCGTCAGGTTCTGCGGCAACGGGCCATTCTCGATGTCGCGGCCATTGAACGACACCAGCACCTGACTTGCAGGGATGTCCGCCGACTCATCGGGTGCAATGTCCCGGCGCAGGCGCGGCGTCATTTTCAGCCGAGCCTGCGTGTTGCGCGCCTCCACCTCTCCAGCCAGACGACGATAGGTCGCCGCACCAGTCTTATCGAAGTCGCTGACGAAAGCCCTGGCCGAGCCGCCCATGGCGAAACCTTCCCGGATCTGTATCGCATGCTGGAGTTCGTGCAAGATCGCCGAGGCCACCTCGGTGCGCGGCATGTTGGCCTGAACCTCAACTTGGTTACCAGTAGCGAGACGGCGCAGGCGAGCCAGCGCAGTGCCGCCTTCTGGCATCACTGCCACCGGGATACGCTGCAGGTCAGGATATGCAGCGAACAGTTGAGGATGGCTGAGCACATCGCCTACAGTCGGTCGACTACGCTCGTCGTTGATGGCATTGAGGTGGGCCATATCGATGATGGCGCCAGCAGTCTCACCGGCCACGGCGATGCTAGCCTGATGATCGCTGATTTCGAAGCGCCACTTGCCATCAGTGCCGCGGTGCCAGCCGGTATCTCGACGAACGGCCTCGGCGTTTTCGCCCATGGCGATGCGCTGCTGCGCGGTGCTCAGGGCATGCAGATTGGCGCCGACGGCATTGCGTCCGGCGAACGAGTACTGCACAGGCGGTTGTTCGCCAGGCTGCGGCGCTGCCGACTCTTCGGCTGCCGGCTTGTCGATCACCACCATGCGCGCGTCCACACCGGTATTGACGGGTAGCGCCGGGTCCATAAACGAACCTTCCGGCAGCCGTTCACTGGTGGCACCCAGGCCGTCCAGCCAGGCACGGAAGTTCTCGGCGGCCTTGTTGCTCTGGAAGAAGGCGCCTTCGCTCATGATGGCAACCAGGCGGCCGCCGGGCTTCAGCAGGCTGTAGGCGTGCTGTACGTGCTGGATGTCGCGCCCCTTGGAGAACGGCGGGTTCATCACGATACGGTCGTACTGCTTGCCGGACACCTCCATGAAGTCGGATCCGACCAGGTTGTAGCCCTTGGCCTCCAGCAACTCGCGGCGTTCGCTGGAAAGCTCCACCACTTCGGGCTCCACGCCGGTCTGCTCGCGGATCGCGTCGGCCATATGGCCCATGCCGGCGGAAGGCTCCAGCACGTCCATGCCTCCCTGGATGTCGGCGGCGTCGATGGCTTCCTCGGTGACGGCGGCCGAGGTTGGGAAGAAGTCCAGGCCGTCATTGCGACGACCGATCATCGCCCGTTCCATCTGCTTGATCTTATCCGGCTCGGCGGGCGCCTCGCGCAGCGCTACGAACTCGCGCAGTGCAGAGCGGTACTCGCTGCCGGTGAGGATGCCCATGCTCTCCAGGCGCTTGCGCTTTTCGTGCGCGCTCTCCAGCGCCCACGGAACGGTGATCTTGCTGCCACTGCGCCGGCCCAGGGCCTGTACCAGTTCGCCGCCGAACTCGCCAGACAGCGTGATGCGCTTGTCGCCGTCGCCCTGCCAGAGGCCCAGCTTCATGGCTTCGCTGGGGGCCATGACGATGCGGTTCTGCCCGCGTTTCACCGGAAGCACGATGGCCTTGCCGGTGAGGCCGGAGCGGCGAATGGCACGCTCGGCATCCTCGCGGCTCTTGAAGTCGGCGAACTGGTCACCGCGGGTGAAGCGGCTGACGGACAGAAGATTCTGCTTGGCCCAGTCCGTGTAGGCCTCGGTCACATCGTCGGCGACCTTCTCCAGGCGCGCCGCCAATTTCTTCAGGCCGTCCACGTCCGCCATCTGGCGCGCCAGGCTCGCTAGGTCGGAGCGCATGGCGGTGTAGCTGGGGAAGGTGGAGTAGTCCACCGTCTCGGCGTCCACCGGCTCGCCGCGGTGTTTCTCCTGCTCGCCGTAAGTCGGGTACTTCGCACGAATCTGCGCGTCCTTCGCATTGCGCAGTTCCCGCGCCAGGAACTCCACTTGCACTTTCTGCCGCACGGTGTCCAGGAACTTGGCCTTGCCGCCCTCGATGGCATCGGCCAGGTTGTTCATGGTGGCGGCCAGTGCCTTGTCGGACCGCGCAGAGGCCTCAGCGCGGGCGGCCATCCGCGCACGGCGCTCGGTGTTCTGCTTCCGCTCGCGATTCAGCGCTTCATCGGCCCGCTCGTTGAGGGCCTGAGCCATGGTGCGCAGTCGCTCGGCGGCGCCCTGACTGCGGTCATCCTCGAAGGCGTCGCGGCGCGCTTCTGCAACGGCCTGCGCGTCGGCGGTGTCGCCTGTCACCAGCTTACGGAATGCTTCGGCCGCCTCGCGGGTGCGGAACTGGAAGCCGGGGACGGCGCCATTCCCACGATAACTGCTGTAGCTGCCGCCCAGCCGCTTCGCCGAATTGTTCAGGGTGTCGTAGTCCTCACGGCTGACGCGCTCGGCCAGTTGGACCACGAACAGGTCATGCCCGTGCTTGGTGTGCTTCGTCTCGATGATGTCGCCGGCCGTAGTCTGCCCGGCGCTGGCTACACGGGTCTTGGCCTGTGCCTTGGCCTGCTCACGCAGGGCCTTGGTGCTCTCAGCCTCCAGTTCGTCGTAGCGAATACGCTGTTCCGGCGTCAGGCGCATGAACGCCTCCCGCAGGGACTCCCCGTGCGTCTCCATGTTGTAGCTCACTGCCTGGCGGAACTCGGCGAGGGTCTGCGGGTTGGCGACAGCCTTCTGCTGCGCTGCCCGGCGGGCCTGGATTTCCTGCTGCGCCTCGGCGACCTCGGCGGCGTGCGCCTTGATGTCGTCGTCGGTGGTGTTCGCCACCAGCTCGGCCAGCGCGCTGGCCTTGGCCTGGCGGTGCGCTTCGAGGCCAGCAGCCGACATCACGTAACTGCTCGGGCCGTAGCTGCGGCCCAGCGCAAATTCCTCCAACACGCGACCGGCCAGGGCATCGACAATCGCTGCCTTCTTCTCGTTGCGGTAGCGGTGGAAGAAGCTGTAGCCGCCTGACTTCAGCAGTTCATCCTTCTTCATAGTGCCCAGCTCGGCCACCAGGGCGTCGCGGGCGTTCTGCGTACGCTCGAATGCCTGGCGGAACTCGTCGGCGGTCGCCTCCCCACTGCGCGCGCGCTGCATGAGGGCTACATGCTCATCGAGCGTCGGGGTTTTCGAATTGCTGGGCTGCGCGGGATCGGGCTTGGGTGCCTCTGCCGGTTCGGACTGGGGCCGGGCTGCATCCTCGGCACGCACGAAATCGACCAGTTCACGCACGCGGCGTTTCGACTCCGGCACGCTCATGCCGCGCTCACGGAACAGCGTCGCTAGGTCGAACTTGTCGCTCGTCAGCACGCTGCCATCGGTCGGCGTCAACTTAATGCTGGTCGGGTAGCCATCCTTGCCGAAGTTCACCCCGGCAAGGTGCGCGGTCTTGGTGATCGCCACCGGCTCGCTGCCCTTCTTCCAGGACAGAATCCTGCGCATCAGGCTGCGGTCCCCGTCTTCCTTGCGCTGCGCCTTGTCGGCACGGGCCTGCTCGGCGGCCTGGCGATCTGCCGCCTTTTCCTCGTCGGTACGGGCGTCCAGTGCCGCCTGGCGCACGCGATCCTGATTGGCCTTCTGCCAGGCCACGAATGTGTCGATGGCGCGGTCGTAGGCGCTGTTGCGCCTGTCCGCCTGCTTGCTGTTCAGTCCAGAACGCCCGACAACATAGCCGCTGTAGGTGCCGGCGCGCACGTTCATCAGGCGCCGGTACTGGGCCAGGTAATCGGCCCGCAATTCTCGTGTGGCTTGCTCCACGGCCGCCTGCTGAGCATCGGTGCGTGCCACGACAGCGCCCGCGTCGCGGGCCACGTCGATGTAGGTCTGGAACTCATCCGCATCGGACTTCGCTCGCTGGCTGCTGCTGTTCGAGATACCGGAGTAGCTGGCTGCGGCTTCCTTCAAGGGGAACTCATCGGCGGTTGGCGCCCCCTGTGTTGCGATACGGCCGGCCGGGCCGCGCTTCATGTCGCGCGCATCCGGCGCCGTCATGTGAGTGCGCTCGCTCTCGCCCGGGACATCCACCCAGGTGTCGCCTTCCTTGCGTACACTGCGCACCGTGACGGTCCAGCTTCCCGATTCGGTCGGGTTGTAGCTGATAACCCTGTCGTAGTTGGCGCCGTAACCTCGCACCACGTTGCCGGGGGTGAAGTATTCGGCGCGGGCCTGGGCCTCGGCCTGTAACCTCTTTGCCAGCACGCCGCGCGGCTTCTTCTTAGGCACATCAGGAGCTGCTGGCTCAGGCTTGGGCCTCACCTGCTTCGCTTCAACCGTGGCGCCCTGCCCGCTGCTGGCATCGGTGGTGGAACTGGGAAATTCGTGGGCCAGTTTCACCAGGTCGCGGATGGGGGCATCCAGGCGGATCACCTTCACCTCTTCGCCGTTGTCGCGGGCCGCCATCCACTGGTGATGGCCGTCCAGCACATGGCCGTCACGCGACACCAGAATGGAGCGGTTGCCACCTTCGAAGCCCTTGGCCTTCGCCACCTTATCCGGCTGAACTCCGCCTGCGTCGGTTTGAGGGTATCTGCGGGAACTGTCTCTTCCTGATGCTGCACGCCACGAGCGCTCAGGAAGTTCACCATCGCGCCGCGGTGCTCGGCCTTGATCTGCGGCATGTCGGCGCGAGGGATACCCACGGCGCCCGATTCCTTGCTGAACTCCGCCCAGCCTTCGCCGATGTCCTTGCCTTCGATGCTCGGGCCTTCTGCGCGGCCTGCTCGGACGGCATCACCAGCGTGCCGCCGAACTGCGCCATGTCCGCGTCGGTGCGGGTCTTGCCCTTCTGGAACCACGCACCGCGCCCGGTCCATTCATTGGTGCCGGTCTTTTCCCAGTACAGGCCCTTCTCCGGCGCGTGCTCACTCGGGCGGCGGCGGGTGCCGATGGCCTCGCCGGACAGTTCCTGCTCGAGCTTCGCCTTGGATGCCTGCTGGCCAAGATCCAAGGTGCGCTTGGTTTCGCGCGCCTGGAGCTGGCGCATTTCGGTGTCCAGCGGGCGCATGGCATTGGTCAAGCGCTCCACTTCGGAAGTGTTGCCGCCCTCGCGCGCCGCCTTCAACTGCGGAACCATGGCATTGAACTGCTGCGCCAGGTCGGCGTAGCGTGCTTGATCGGCGGCGGGTGCGGCGGTCTGCTGGACCGGCTCGGCCTTCGGCGCTTGCGCCTTGTCCTGGCGCACCTTGGCGATGGCGTCTTTCAGGTTGGACGGCTTCGCGGCCTCTATCGCAGGCGGCAGACGCGGCCGGTACGGATTCCGCTGCCGGCGCCGGCGATGCAACCGGTTGTGCGGCTTGCGCCTGCTGCGTGTCAGCCTTGCCTTGGGCCTGCTGGATGTCGTCCTGCACACCGATTGGCGTCGGGGCTTGCTGCTGCGCCGCCTGGTCCAGGGCGAAGCCGCGAGCACGGGCGGCTAGCTCCACCCGGCCAGCGGCGTTCTGGTGGCGCTGCTCATCCTGCTGATCCTCGGCGAGGATCGCGGCAATTTCATCGGGGGCTCTGCGCGGCCTCGATACGCTTCACGCGCTCACCGACGCGCTGCATGTAGCCGGCATCCGGCGCTGGCGCGAGCTTGTCCAGTTCCTCCTGCAAGCGATCGCGCTCGGCGATTTTCTTCGCGTCCCATCCGGTGGCACGGGCTTGCCGGCGTACAAATTCCAGGCGGCCCTGCAGATCGGTGACAGGATCGGATGCCAGCAGATCACCCTGCTCCGCTGTAATCTCCACCGGTTTCCGGGTTGACCTGATCACCTTTCCTGCCGCTCTTCTGCGCCTCCTCGGCTGCCTGCTGGAGCGCGGCTTGTTGCACCATATGGTCAGTTGCGCCACTGTCCACGGCCTGCGCAGCAGCACCAGACAGTGGCCCAGTAGCCGGGTCCAGACCCATCTGCTCGGAGCGCTTTGGGGCCGCCGGGACCGGAGTCACATCGGTGACTTCACCTCGACGGATTCGGTCCAGACGTTCAGCCTCTTGCTGACGCTGTACCTGGGTAGCGGAGTTCTGGTCGACCGTGGTCCGGACCTGGCCGTCAGAACCAGCCTCATACACTGGAGCTGGGAGTGCCAGTGGCGCAGTCGTCTCGGTCTGCCCCTCAAGGCCCGGGTACTCTCGAAGGTAGCGTCCGCATCCGCCAGGCCACGGGACGCTGCCAACTGACCGCCATGCAGAACCGCCGCCGGCCCACCCATGGCCATCCCGGCCAGCGTTCCCATTACCATCGCTTCATCCAGGCCGCTGGCCCAGTCCCGTCCCAGCGCCAGGTTTTGCAGAACCTGCTCAGATGTGGACTGTGGCAGCTCCTCAAGGAAGCCCTCGGAGATTGCGCCCCTCTATCACCTTCCGCGGAATGCTCTTCGCCGGCATGGACGCCAGCTCGCTGACCAGTTGTCCTGGGTTGGCACCACCAGCGAGGAGGGTATCCGCATCACCGATACCCAGTTTCTTGGCCAAGCTACCGCCGGCAAGGGAAAACAGACTTCCCAACACACCAGTGGCCACCGCAGCTCCCGACTGCGCCGGAGTGAGCAAGCCGTCATCAGTTTCTTGGCGGATCTGCTCTGCTTGCTGACCAGCCATCACCGCCCTTCGCCAGCCGCGCCGGCTGCCACAGGTGCCAACGCTGGAGCCAGCGCCCGAACGCCACGACCGACCGCGCCCCCCGCCAACATGGAAGGCAAAGACTCCGCTACGGTGTTCACAACCATCGACGGGTTCTGTACAGCATGCAGCGTCTTGTCTACGACGCCATCGGCATCCTGAAAGTCCTGCTGTTGCTGTTTGTACTGATCGGTGTGCAGATCACTCAGGAAATCCTTCGCTTCCCGGGGCCGGAAGCCAAGCATGCCGTCCTGGTTCTCGAGGAACTTACCGACGCGGCCCTCTGTTGGGATATCAGCGAGGCCAACAGCCGCTTCCGGAACCCCAATCACCCCCTTGGCCACGGATAGGCCAAGGTCGCGCGCATGCCCGATCAGGCCTCTTCCCTCCTCCTTCGTCTCGCCACCGAACTCCTCCCACGGCTTCTCGCCACCAGTTACTGGCTGTTGAGACGCGAACTCTTCCCATGGCTTGCTGGTATCGGCCATTACACCTTCTCCCAATTATTCTGGTCGGCAGGGTTCCCTCCCTTGAACCGGTATCCACTTCGCACCTCACCAGTTCGCGGAGCGACGGGTTGCGCCGACTGCGTTTGCTGGTCGATAAATTGGCCGGTCTGGTTGTTGAGTACTCGTGCAGGGCGCGTCAGAAGTTGCATGGACTGCGGGTCGTACTCCTGGCCGCCAGGTACCACGGTGAAGCGATTCGGAGCGTCCTTACCAGCAAGCACACGAATCTGTTCGGCGATCGCGGCGCGGTCTTCGGGAGCAGCCTTGTCGTACTGCTACAGCTTCTCGATGCGCTGGGCGGCGCGGGTTTGGAAACCCCTGGCCTCTTGCTCACCAGCCAGGCGCTGGCGATCGAGTTCGTTGGCGGCGAGGAAGCGCGCGCCCCTGCCCCATTTCCTGTAGAGCCGCGCGCTGATTTGCGCCCTGCTGTTGCACCTGCTCCCGCACCAAGGCCGTGTCGTTATTCGCCCGAGTGCTCGCCAGGGACGTAGCATTGCGGTCATCGCTCTGCTGGAGCCGGAACAGGTTGTCGATCTGGCGGGCAGTTAACTGCCCGTTCGGCGAACCGCGATAAGGTGTTGAGGCTGCATTCAAGGCGGCCTGGCGAACGCTATCGGCCCGAGAACTATCGGGAACCACGGTTACTCGAGGCGCGCTGGAGCTACCGGCGTTGTACTGAGCCAGCGCGTCCGGGTCATCGGCGGTACCTGAGAAACAGAACTCGGACTGAACCCCAACCCACATCAGGCGTTCGGGCCAGCAGGTTCTCCACTGCGCGCTGGTTTTGAGCACTCCGCTGACCACCTGGGGTGAACCCGGCAGCTTGAGCTTCCCCGTTAACGGTGTAGCCCGGGCGGATTGTTGTGCCGGAGAAGCTGTTGCCCACCCGCGTCACGTTGTTGGGCAGGTCCGAGCCACCGGCGCTTGGCATAGCGGCTCCAATATTCGCCGCCGACTCCAGCGCTCCGGTAGGCGCGCCAGCAGCCGGCAACACCTGGCCTCGCCGGGCACAGCACTGGAACTTGGCGCCGCTGCACCCCTGGGCCGCTTGCTGACCACGAAGCGCCGGCGGCGTGTCATCCCATCCGAATAGCCCTTTACCGAAGTTGACCACCGGTTCCGCCAATCGACCGACATCCTCTCCAGCATCAGCGAATGCTGCGGGAACCGCCGCAAGCGCCCCACGCACGCCAGTCCCGAAGCCACGGGCATACTCACCCGATGCCCACTGCTGCGCTACGTCGTCACCCGTCCCGCGGAGAACCGAGTCGGTTCGCCAGCCAGGCCCTTCAGTACGGTACTGCGGAGTGAAACCAGCCGCTTTGGATCGAGCAGGGCCCGTTACCGGTTGATCAAACTGAGCCTGCATCCTTGCCGCTCTGGCTGGGTCATTACCTTGTCGCGGTGGCGCGAAGCCTTGTGTCGACGGAATATCGGGCAGTGGTCCGGCCTGTGCAATGGCCTGTTGCTGCCGTGCGGCGTCCGAACGTGCCTGGGCGTTGGCGGTATAGAGATTGTCGCTGTATCCCGGCGCAACACCTGGCTGGAGCTTTGCAGCATCAGCAGTGCGCTGACGGTGCACAGCGAGAGCCTGCTGCTCGGCATCGATGTTGGCCTGGGCCTTCGCCATGGTAGGGTTTGAGCTGTAGCCGCTGATGACCTGCTGCGGCCGCTTCCGTCGCTCTTCCACTACGCCACCGTCGGCAAAAAACATCTCCGGCTTGCCGGGGGCGCTCTTTTCCGGTTTGAAGCCATCGGAACTCCGATCCGCTGGGGTGTGCGTGGCATCCTTCATTGCATCCAGAGCCTTCACGCCAACGGCATGAACTTGTTCCGGAGGCAGTTGAAACTCGCCGTCGCTCAAGTTAACCGCTACCGGCGCCCCGAGCCCCCCAAGTGCTTCCTCGCCGATCGCTTCCGTGGAATCAGCCGGCATGATGTAGGAGCCCGCCGGAACTTCTGCTTTGATGTCGTCGGAGGTTCCGGTCCCCGGGCCAGTCACGCGCCCACCTTCAGCCAACTGCTGAACTTTGGATTTCGCGCCTTTCTTGAATCCGAACATGGGTAGCCCCTAATAGAAACGGCCTGATACCGGAGCATGATCCAGTGCCAGGCCGCATCGGGACGAACCCTACGGGGGGCGTCAGTAGTTGTAGTTGTAGCTGGTGGAAGTGCTTTCGCTCTTGCTTTCCGAACTGCTCGCGCTGCCGGAGCCACTGATACTAGCCGACACGTGCGCCGCTGACAGAGCGCCGGCCGCTAGCTGAGCGGTGTACTGCCCCAGGGCCTTCGCCGCCTCCAGAGCGATCTGCGCCTGCTGTACGGCGTTCTGCATCTTCGCGGTGTACTCGCTGATCTGCATTTCGGCGTAAGCGATGTTGGTCCGGCTGTTCATGTCGGCAAAGCGAGATTGCATTTCGGCGTCGGCCACGTTGGCGCTGGCCGCTGCGCGCCAGGCTTCTACCTGGGCCTGGAACACCGACGTGTTGTACTGCACCTCGCTCAGGTCGGCCTGCAGGGTGGCCTTGTAGGCGTCCACGTCCGCCAAGAACTTCGACACCTTGGTGCGCGCCGCCTCCATCTTGATCTGCGCGCCCTTGACCTTGACATCGGCCTTGTTCGCCAACCCCTGAATGGTCGAAGCGTAGGCGCGGGCCTGCGCATCGAGCACGTCCGCCTTGGCCGACTCGCCCTTGACGCGGGCCTCGTAGGCGTCGAACTTGACCTTCTCGGCGCCGATCTGCTCGGCATACGCCTGCACGTCTGCGCGGTAGGCGTCGAACTGGTTCTTGATCGTCTCGGCGCGCACGGATGCCCCCTGCATCAGCGCCTTGTAGACCTCGACGCTCGACTGTACGGCGTCCAGCTTGGCCTTGAACACCTCGACGCGCTGCTGGTTGATTTGCCCCAGCGCCACCTGGCCCTCCACGGCGGTCTTGTAGGCAGTCAGCTTGGAGATAGCCGCATCCAGCTTGGTGCGGTAGACCTGCGCCAGCGTCTCGAAGGCCGCGTTCTGCGCGTTGAACAGGCTGATCTGCGCGTTGAACACGTTGATCTGGCTTTCCGCGTGGAAGCGGGCGACCTCGAACAGGCGCTGCGCCATGTTCTGGTGCATGTTCTCGGTCAACTGCTCGAGGGCCAGGCCCTGCTGCACGGCGAAGCGCAGGTTCTCGATTTCCCAGGTGGCCGCTTGCACCAGGATGTCGCGGTTCAGTTCGGCCGCCTTCAGCCGGCCTTGCTCGCGCACCACATCTACCTGCCTGGCGAGCATCCCCGGCGGCATGGAGAAATTGCGGGCGGCCCAAGTATCGACCGCCTCCTGCACGGCGCGGGTGGTTTCGCCACTGTCGCGTTCGCGGGCACGGGCGAACAGCGCCTGCTCGATGGGCGCCGGCAGTCCGGTGCCGCCCGCCATCAGCTCCTTGATCTTCGCTTGCAACTCGTCCAGCACCTCGGACTGGTACTCCGGCTCCAGCCAGTTGATGAAGACGTTGGGCACCGTGATCCCGCTCGCGTCCGGCGGCGTGGCGTCGAACGTGGGCAACTCGGGGAACACGAATTCCGGCAGTCGGATCTGTTCCAGCGCTTCCATGTCCGGCATGGCGATCTGCGGCGCATCGGGAATCTCCACCGTGGTGTCGATGTCCGGGCGTTCCGGCACCGGGATGGCCGTCATGCTCGGCGCGTCCGGGATGTTGATCGGAATCATTGTCGGCGCGTCGGGTAGGTCGTCCATGTCGCCCACGTCCAGGTCGGCCAGCAGGTCGTCGATGTTCAGGCCCCCAGGGGCTTCCGGCTTGACCAGCGACGAAGGGTTAAAGGTCGGCTGCTCGCCGAGGTTGACGGGCGGCGGCGAAGCGATAGGCGCATCCGGTCGCGTCGGCGCCGGCACGTCAGCCACCGTGATGTCGCCGATCTTCGCCAGCGCGGCAGACAGCTCTGCGCTGTACTTGCTGCCCAGCGACTCAAGGTCATTCATCTTGTCCGTAACGGTGTCCACCGCAACGCCAAGGATGCTATCCGGTGCGATACCCATTCACACTCTCCTGTTGGTCGGCGCCGATTCGACGCTCAGGTCATTGATATAGCCGTGCCGGCCGGTCAGGCGCAGCGTGAAGGTGAAGTGCCTGCCGCGCAGGCCCCGGCCGAACTTGAAGCGCCCATTGGTCAACTCGCTTGCAGGCTCGCTCTCCAGCGGGTAGCTGTAGGTCGCTGCGCTGCCGCTTTGCGTGGTGGTCACGTCCATGGCCACCGTGCCATCAGCATCCAGTGCATACTCCAGATAGGCGCTATGCGGATGCACCAGCGCGCCCTGGCCGATGTCCAGTTTCCCGGTCGCGATTCTGCCGGCCACCGGCTGGCTGTCACCGTCCAGCGCATAAACGCGTCTTCGCGATGCCGTACAGCCGACCGTCGATCACAGCAAGCCGACCGGAAGGTATACGGCGCGTAGCGGCTCATCGCCCAAACTATCGACGTTTGCGGTCCAAGCCTGGCCGCCGTCCTGGTCGCCCCCCACGGTGATGTCCTCGATCACCACGGCATCCGATACCAGGTCGCGCGCCGCCAGATGGTCCAGCACCAGCGCGGCAATGGATGCCCCGTCCACCAGCAGCGCCTGCACGGCCTGATGCGCGTCCACCACCTCGTCGGCGAGGGACGCCCCATCCACCAGCAGTACGCGACCGTGCAGCGCCCCAGTTGCCTGATCGTGACGGTGGCGGCGTCCTCGACCAGGACGCTGGCGGCCTGGCCAGTGCTGTCGCTGATGCGCGCGGCATCCAGCACCAGGGTGAACGCATGACGGGTGCCGAATGCTTCGTCGGCCACCGTGGCACCGTCCACCGTCAGGCCGCGCACGCGATCCAGCACCCCATCCGACACCAGGGCGTCATCGACGTGCAGGACACGAAGGGTGCCGGTGATGCGATCCGCCGCGGTGGCCGTACGACCACCAGCACCCTGGCGCGGAGCTGGTCGCTCGCCGCGTCGCTGATGGTTGCCTGATCCGCCAGCAGGTGCGCCGGTCGGTCGATAGCTTCATCCGACACCGCCGCCGTATCGATGTGCAGCACCAGCAGCCCGTACAGCACCGTCTCGCTGATGCGCGCGGTGCCTTCGCTGACGGCCGACAACCCCAGCCAGGTCGTGTCGCTGATTACCGCCGTGTCGTTGGAGTCGTCGCGGTAGTCACTCATTGATAACCCCTATGAAGTGGTGGGCCGCCTTGTGATCGGCGAGCGCGGTATGCCCCCAGCGGCGGCGCAGTCCATCCTGGCCCGTCTCGTAGATGCTGGCGTACCGGGCGTCGCCGATGGCGACATGCACGGCGTCGCGGTAGAAGTAAAAGTCGTTCTCGGGTGAGAAGCCCCAGTACCACGAGTGCGGCATGTCCTTACTGACCTGAACAGCGCCGGCCACGGACAGGCACACACTCAGGCGCCCACTACTCTCGTTGGGGTACTGGGTGTCCTTCCGGTACGGATCGAAGCCTGGCGCCTCGCCGCCGATAATGACGCCGTTGGCGTTGTGGACGGAGTTGCGGTAGGTGTACGGCCCACAGATGCCCGTGAATCCAAAAAACCGCCAGGTGGCAGGTTCAGCCAGTTGCCGCTTTCGGCGAAGTCGCTGATTCGGTTGGGCTGTAGACCAGCGTATCGACATAGACCGGCACCCCATCCTTGGATGGCGGGTCGCCCCGGTTCCCGTTCCGCGTCTGCCCCATCCAGTGCCAGATGTCGTCAAAGCACCAGAGTTCGTAGGATGTGGGATCAGGCACAGAGCCCTGCGTCGTTTCCTCGTGGGAACTGCGTCCCCCGGTATGGTCCTGGTAGGCGTAGAGCATGCAATCGCGCTCGAACACCGGCAACCAGCGCCGCCACGTCCAGGGCAAACGTCTCGGTAGTGTCTACCGTGGTGCGATGCATGTAATACCTGGACCGGCTCACGCCGCCGACGCACCAAAGTGTCGGCGGAGTGGAGTAAGCCGGGTTGCCGTAGCCCATGTCGGTGCCGACGATGTTGGTATGGACCGTTACCGCCGGCTGCTCCTGCCGATCGTCGAAGTCGGTCGTGTAGAAGAACCCCATCAGCCCGCTAAGGCCGAAAGTCTCGGTCTTCTCCCACTGGCCGACGATCATGTACTGCTCGAACGTACTTGTCGTTCCTGCTGGAACTTGCGTTCGTCGTAGAAATACTTGATGACACGCAATTGGTCCTCGACATAGCAGCCGAAGACTATGGTGTCGCACTTCACTGCGCCGCCGGAATAGTCGGGCGAGATGTGCGGGAAGGACTCGCACCCCTGCCCCGTCAGTTCGGGGAACTTCAGGCGGGTGCAGGACTTCAAGACCTTGGACGGCCAGTAGAAAGGGCCACTGGCGACGCGCGACACGCGCCCTGGTGGGTGGCGATGGGAGGTAGTTCCAGGCTGTCCCAGTAGTCCAGATCCGGGCCGCTGGCCGAAGAGGCGCGCGAGAGAATCTCACCAGCCGGCACCCGCGAATCTTATACTTGATGGCCAGTTCTCTGGCGGAGCCATCGGTCAGCGCGCCATAGACCTGGGCCAGGTAGGCGTTGAGTTTCGCTGCATCGTCTGGATCATCGAAATTCCAGGTGTTCTTCAGTCGCCCCTGGTTCTCCGCCGGGGCCAGCGACAGACTCATCTTGTACGCATGGACCTGCATCAGGCCGGCGTCGTCATAGGTCCAGCAGGTGTTGAAGCCCTCGGTGCCTCGGCTGTTCACCGCCCAGCCACACGCCGCGTACATGGCCTCGAAATTGTAGAAGTCGGCGGTGTCGCAGACCTTGACGATGACGCCGGCCCGGCGCCACGCCTCGAACTCCTGTTCCGGCTGGGGGAACCCTCACCAGTAGGCATGCCGCCGAAGCGGTCCAGAAGCTTCAGCAGCTCGTCGTCACCAACATCCAGCACGTAGTCACGGAAAGCCTCGGTGGTGGTGGCCGGCACCACAGGAAGCGCATCGCGTAGACGCCCCGCGCATTGATCTGCAGCAACCACGGACTGTTGCCGGCATCGAAAGCGACGGCGTTGCAGCGGCTGGCGAGGTAGTCACATTTGAACTGGCCTTGCTCGTCCGGAAAGCCTGTGTAGGCCGGCAGCCGAACGTTGCCGACTTCCTGGCGGATGCGGTGCATGTAGCGCTCAGGAATCAGCATCCTTGCGCGCTCAAGGTCGTCCTCTGGCAGTTCGGCCATGACCTGCCGCCCATATCCGCCAGCCACCTGCATGACCTCGGCCATGGCGCCGCTGTACCAGGTCGGGCGCTGCTTGACGTACTGAGTGAAGGTGTAGATGCCCTGCTCGCGCGGCTCGAAGTATTGGAAACGCGGTTCGTACTTGATGACAAAGCGTTGCAACGCCACGTCCTTCGGCGGAAGCGCCGCTTTCGGGTCGTAGGCCACCAGCCGGCGCCGGGCCTGCTCGGTCAACCTTATGCCAACGCCCTGCCCATCGGTCAGCACCTGGGCGCGGGTGATGACGCCGGAGAACAGCATGGGGATGTTGGTCTGTGCCACACCGTCGAAACGGAATTGCGGAAGCTCATGCTGCTCGAGCACCAGGATGCGAAACACCCCGCCCATGTCGATGGCCACCGCCTGCCGACCGCTGGGCAGATCAGCAACGCGCTTCAGGCTGGCCAGCTCAGACGCCTGCTTGAAGTTCGTCAGGTTCCTGGCCAGCCGCTCGACAGCGGCGGCATCGTCGGCGGAGAGTTCCGCGTCTTCCGCGAAACGTCCGTAGGGGCGCGGCGAATACATCGGCTTAGACGGTAAGGTTCAGCCGGTAGCCGATATCGTAGGTATCGCCGTTCTGGAACACACGAGTCGCCGCGTACTTCGACGCCGATACCAGCGCACCCGTGGTGCCACCCTTGGTGCTGTTGGTCAGCAGCGCGGCGCCGTTGACGTTGAGCTGCGACGCTGTGGCGATGGTTACGGTCGCCACGGTGTTCATGTTGTCGATGGATCCGGTAGCGGTGTCGGTCGGCGTCCAGGCTGGGCGGGTAGCGCTGGTGTAACCCTCGGTCATGCTGGTGATCTCCGAGGCCACCGCGGCGAAGTTAGCAGCGGTCCAGTTAGCAGCAGGTGCTGCCGTCCCAGCGAACAGGGCCAGGAAATACGACACCTTGGGCTTACTGCCCAGCGCGATGTTGAGGATGTGCGCCAGGCCCTCGGTGGGGATCAGGTTGTCGCCCTCCTTCTCCCACTCGCCGCTGTTGATGCGGCCGAAGTATTCGCCACCGGCCAGTACGCTGAGCCGCGGGAAGGCAATGCCGTTTTCGGTGATGTCGAAGCTACCAGTGGCCAGGTCGGCGGCCATTTCTTTGCGCAGAGCGCTGCTAATGCGTTGCATAGGGTTCTCTCCGAAGTCCCATGCCGCACTCCTGCGCAGCGATTGAAGGCCCGATATTCGGGGTGATTCAGCTTACTGCCGTCAGTAGACGGCGGTCGAACACTACAGAGGTACCGGCACGGCCGGTGATGCCGGCGAGCACGCCTGCATGAACCTCGGCGATGGCGCCACTACTGGTGCCCATGACGTAGCCGTTCTCCGCTAGCCACACGGCGACCGGCGAGCCATCCGGTGATGCGTTGGTGCCTACCACCTCGGCAGGGACCAGGACTGCACTACCAGGCACCGGAGCCCGCGATGCACGACGCGACACGCTCAGGCTTGCCGGATCAGCGCCATCCAGAAAGGCGACATGATCGACCTGGCCCACCCAAATGCCGCCATCCACCGGCTGCACGAAGGTTATGCGCTGGGGCATCTGCACGAAGCCGTAGCGCTCATCGTGCAGGTGGTAGGCCAGGGCCTCGGAGAAGCGCAGCACGTTGGCGCGCGCGATCAGCAGACGCCCGCGCCAGTAGGCCAGGTGCTTGCCGGTCGGCATGGGCGACAGGTGGCGAAACTGCGCCGGTCGGCCTAGCTCCGGTAGCGTCGGCAGGATGACCGTGGCCGCGCCCAGCGGGTAGTCGCCGGCCAACAGCAACTCGCCACCATTCGCTCGCGTCAGGTAGAGGCGCGCGCCGGTCACACTGGCATCCAAGCACAGCGGAAAGGTGACTTCCAGCGCGCCGGCATCGGTCACGTCCGCGAAGGCGATCAGCGACGGCGCCGACTCCTGGGGCCGCGCAGCCACGCCACAGCCGCGCCGTAGGTGCCTTGACTCAACGATCCGGCGCCTGCCACCAGCAGCGGCGGCGCCGGGGTGTCCAGCGTCAGGCGCTCGGCCTGCGCGCCATCGTAGGTGAAGATGCCCGCCGTTCCGGCGACGCACACCCGATTGTTCAGCACCTCGTGGGACAGGTCCCCTTCGCCGATCTGTGCGAGCGGCTCGAACGTCCATGAATGCGGATCGACCTTTCCCCACTGGTCGCCCAGGGCGCCGAAGGCGTCGCCGTGCAGTGGGCTTTGCCAGAGTTGGCGGAACGGCTGGTCCGTGACCTGGCGCGCAGAGGCCCGCAGTTGCGCCTTGCCGGCCGGCGACAGGTCTATGTTCACCGCATCACGCACATAGAGCCTCGGGCTCTCGCCGCCGCGTTGCAGCGCGGCATCTTCGGCGACGTTGTTGATGCCGGCCAGCGGCACCAGGGAAGTCGTGGCCATCAGAAAGCTCCTTTGCGGTACTGATCGGCGTTGCCGTCAGGGCGGATGTAGTGGACACCTGGCCGCACATTGGGCACGCCCACATCCACTGAATCCAACCCTACAGGTGCCACGGACTGGGCATTTGGACCCGGTGGGGTGAAGACGTTGCGGACTCGCATGCGATCCGCGAAGTGCGACGGGTCGTATTCGCAGATGAACGACTCCCAGCCGTCCGGCTCAACCCCTCGTACCCGCAGCGAAACCCAGGCTGTGCCGAACACTGATGTGTCGGTACCGCTTGGAATGGTCGGCATCGGCGGTCCAACATGCAGTGACTGCCACTGGTACGGCCCTTCGCCGCGCGAGCTGCCCATGTGCATGGCGTCGAAGCCGGCCAGTTGGAAGGTACGGTTCAGCAGAGACACCCAGGTCACCGCCCAGGACCGGGCGATGGCAGGCCGACAGGCTTCACAGTCTGCGCTCCGTAGTAAGGGCCACGGGCTACGGATATCGCGCCGAGCTGCATCGAGTCGGCGCCGGCGAACTGCGTCACGAACTGTGTACCGTCACCCACGATCGCCCACCCCATGCGATATGCCTGCAGACCCCGCGGCTCTAGGTAGCGACGCTTCAGATAGATCGCGTGCTCACCGATCTTCGACACGTCGCCCAGCGGCGACGGCTTGAGGACGCCCAGGTAGGTGCTGATGCGCGCCGAGCCGAATCGCTCGCCCGGCGGATAAACCAGCGTTTCCCCGACATAGTGCAGATTACCGGCTGGATGGTTCTGCTTGGCCTGCTCGGGTGCCTCCTTCACCGCCCAGATGGTGTGCGGCGTGAGACGCGGCTTGGATGGCTGGAACACTTCAGCGTCGGGCCATTCGTCCACCGTCAGCTTGCGCAGCTTCAAGCTCACGGCTGGCAGGCCGTAGCCGTCCACCTTGATGCCGGCGTCGATGTTCACGCCCATGATGCGCACCGTCGGCTCCTCGATGTCCGGCGCCCGGATGCCTGTCGCGTACAGGACGTACTGATTCAGACCGGGCTTTCCGAGCACCGCTCCGGTGTTAACCGCCTGATCAACCATGATGTTCTGCGGCGAGTACGGCGGCGCGCCGGTCTTGGTCACCACCAGCTTGTCGCCCATCCTGAGCAGGTTGGTGCCTGGAACCGTGATGGTCTGCTTGCGGTCGGCGATCTTTGCCTGGCCGAACAACTGCATGTTACTGCCGTCCGGCGCCACCGGACGCCATTGCAGGCGCACGAAGGCCGAACCGAATTCCTCGGCGTTCGCCCCGAAGGTCGCGACCTCCGGCGTCACGTTGTGGATGCGCGGATCGCCGAACAGGTCTTTGTGCGCCCACCTCGGCCCGATCGCGTTGAAGTGGATCGACAGAGCCGCCAGGCCCATGTTCAGCATGTCGTTGCTTACCGGATCGACATAGCGCGTGTACAGCTTGACCTCGGGCAACTTGATATCCGGCGGCTCGATGCTGTAGCGCGGCTCGATGCTGATACCGCGAATGGCGAAATCGATGAACGCGATGCCGATATCCACCGAGTCGAAGCCGCCGATGCGGTCGAAGTAACGCCGCGTGTTCTCCAGTCTCGCTACACCGAAAGCGCTTTGAGCATTCCCGGTCGGCACCAACACCCTCGCGCCGTTGTAGACGGCATGCCAATTCAGGATCGGCGGCGGTTCGATGCCTTCCAGCGGCAGGTAACGGCGGCCGTAGGCAATCATGGCTGCAGTGGTGATCTGCGGCGGCGCCACGCCGCCTGGCAAGATCGGCCTGGCATTGTTGTCGATCTGCGGGAAGCCGGCCGGCGGCGAAGGCATGCCGATGGTGCCCACTTGACGGTTTCGGTTCTCCACCAGCGTCCACTGCGACCAGGGTGGCGGGTTCAACTCGCTGTCCGGGTCGTACTCCTGGACCACGTACTGGCGCAGGTTCCACACGTCTGCGCGGCCCCAGCGGTATTCTTCCTGGACAGTGCTCTGGAATCCGGCCGGCTCGGCAAAGGTGAGCCAGTTGTTGATCGCCTGCTGCCCCCACAACTCGGCGAAGCCTTGAGGCGCGACCGTCTGCGACTCGGGAATGATCCGCGTGCCGAATGCCGAGGAATCCCAGCCTGGCGGCTCCAAGAAGCGCGTGCCGCCGACCATAGGTCTGGCCACGGCATCCAGAAACGTGCCAATGGGCTCCAGAACGCGCGTTCCCTGACTGACCCATGCCGTCCCCATGCCTGGCGCTGGAACACCAGCATTGAGCTGCACGAACTGGCGTTCGTGGCTGATGCGGTGGACATCCGGGATCGCGGTCGCCAGTAGGCCGCCAGGCTTCAGGTAGCGGTGTACAGCCAAACCGTGGGATTCGCGCCCCACGGCGGCGGCGCAATGTTGCCGGCCGCCACATAGCGGTTTCGGTTGATGATGTTCGCCTGCCCGCTTTGGTAGGCGACAAATCCGGTCGGCTGAACCGTTCGGTGCTTGTTCTGTGCGTTGTGGGATCCGATGACGTTCGAATTGAAGCCGTAGGCCGAAACGAACGTGCTGTACTTCCAAGCCTTGGCGGCGCCGAACACTTGGTGCGACGATCCTACAGGCAACACAAAGCGATACTGAGTACGGATCGCCGGTGGCGGTACCATGGAATCGCTGAATCCGCCCGGGAAAACCGTTTGGCCCCCTACCGGCGGCAACTCACCCCACTGAAGCAGCACAGCATTGGACGCTGGCGGCACGTAGCCGGGGTCAACGGTAGAGAAGTCGAGATCCGCCGATGCGTGCGGGTCCGGAAGGATTGTCCGCACTACCCGGGCATCGCGCGAGAGCAGCGGTGGCTGAATGCCCCAAGCTCCGATGGTTCCTTCGGGAAGGTTCGCCGGCGGGCCGCCACCCAGCGTGACGTTGCGACTGCTGGAGGGGACGTAGCCGCTGGGTACTGCGTCAAAACGCAGCTCTACGCCCGTGGTCATAGCTACTCCAGCACGATGCGATCGGCGATCACAGCGTTGATCAGCGGCGAGTTCTCATCGTCCAGGCCGACTACGTACATGGTGGTACCCACCTTCGCGATGACCGGAATTTCGAACAGACCTGATGAGTCGCTGCGTCCTCTACCGATCACCGACCCTGTTTCGCGCTCGTGAACATGGACGATGCGGGTAGCAGGCTGGCCAGCCTGGTCCACGACGGTGCCCGAGACGGTTCCACCGTAGATGGAGCATGTCACCAGTGTGACACCACCCTGAACGATCGTAGTCAGGTCGGTGGAAGACACCACAGTGGTGCCGTTGAGGACCACCAGCTTGATGGGGAGTCCAGCAGTTTGGGCGGTGTTCTTGATGGCCACATCAATTTGCCTGCCCGGAACGACACGCGCCACGAATTGGACGTTTTCACTGGATCGGTTATGCGTGCCGCGAAATAGCGCCAGGTCGGCGTTGTAGTTGCCCGAAAAGCTGGTAATACCTGAGTCGACACCAGTCGGGTGGAAGATAATCGCCAGGCGCAGCCCGCAGTTGATCGAGTAGTACCGGCTAACTCCTGCGATCGCCTGTGAGTAGTGCGTACTGGCCGAGGTGAACTGGTAGGGGACAATCTCCACACCGCACTCGGTTGAAACAACCAACCTATCGGCCCCGCCGGTCCACAACGGCGGGATTGGTAGCAGCGTCGCACTATCATCGGTGCTCGGCCAGCTAGGGTTATAGGCAGTCGTTGAGCCTTGGAAGTCGGCCACCCAGGCGGTATAGATGTCGTCGAGCGATGTCGCACTGGTGACGAATGATGGAGAGACGAATTTTTCGCCGTCCAGGTCGATGGTGTCGGCCATTAATTCGCTCCTTCAACCGGTTGACCGAGGATCGTTTCGTCTGGCCAGTAGCCTTTCGCCTGGTGCCACTGGGCATAGCGCTCCAGCAGCACCCTGTCTCCGACCTGGGCGCCGTAGCGCACACCGTAGTCGATAGCCCACTGCTGCTGGCAGCGGTCGGGCGGACATGGAGCCTGCTCGTGAACGAACATCTGGAACGGAGGCAAGGCGCCTACAGCCTTCCAGTTGACGTACATTTCCTGGCTCGGCGTCAGTTCAATGGGCCTGGGCTCGATACCCTTGACACCGATACCCTGCGCTGGCGGCTTGCCCGAGCCACTCATCAGCCTCATGCAGCCCTCACAATCACAGGGGCGTTCAAGCGGCCGGCATGCCACGCAGTGACAGCCGGCATTCTTCTCGTGCGGGTGTTGATGCCCTTGCATTTCGCACTCCTGCGCGCAGGCGCTCAGACCTTGAAGATTTTGTTGGTGCCGTTATCCCAGGTGACGATGATGTCGCCGCCGTTGGGGGTGATCGGCAGGCCGGTAGCCGTGTCGATGAATGCAATCAGCGGGCTGGTGGACTCGGTACCGGTGTCCTTGTAGATGATGATTGCCTCGATGCTCGCGCCGGACACACTGGTGAACGTCACATCCGCACCGTCGGCGGCGCCGCCAGTGGTGGTCTTCGCGGTAAGAGTGACCGGGCCAGCGATCCGGGACGACGACGGGATATCCGACAGGTACTGGTGGATCGCAGTCTGCGGCGTGTAGGCGCCGGTATCGACCAGGATCACCTTGATCGTGTCGGTCATCCAGTTGAACTGGCCCTCCAGGAAGCGCTGGCGGGCATAGTCATAGAGGGTATTTGCCATCAGGGGTGTGCTCCAGGTCTTGGAGCGCACTCCTGCGCGCTGCTGCGGGGTTTTGAATAACGGTGCCTTCGTCGGCCGAAATCTGCAGGCGCGCCACCTGCCCGGACTTCTTTTCCAGGCGGATGGCAGTACCATCGATCAGCAGTACCTCTCCGACCTTCAGGTCCACGCTCATCTTCTTGCTCATGGCCAGAATGCCTCTACATGGTGAGGAACATCCTCACGGGTGATGCGCCGCAGGTCGGAGTCGGGGCGCTCGCCGAAGTAGGCCGTGAAAGCGGCTTCGGCCAGCGCGGCGCGGTTCGGATCGAACGACTCCATGTCGGGGATGCTGAAGCCGCGATGCAGCGCCCACTGGACCAGATGCCGGTGGTGCTCGGCGTGAATCTCCGGCTGCGCGGTGTCCTTGTCGGCCAGCGCCATGTCAGCCAGGGGCGTGCGGTAGCCCTCCACGCGCAGAATGCCAGCCCGGTCGGGGGTTGGCACCAGGCGCAGCGAAGTGTCGCCCTGGATTGCGTACAGCGGCTTGCCGGTGCATGCGCGCCATTCCGGCAGCTCCACGTCCAGCACCTCGGCCGACTTCAGCACCGGCATGGTCGGGCGCGACATATCGGCCGGGTAGAAGCCCAGGTGCGACAGTTCGTATAGCGACGCATGCAACTGGTAGACGGCAGTTCCGGCGACCACCTCGGTGCGGCACACGGCGTCGGCCTGGCTCTCGTGGATCAGCCTGCCGCGCACGGCGGCTTCGCGCACTGCGTCGTTGAGCCAGTCGGCCACGTCCTGGTCCGACCAGAAATACGGCTCCACCATGTCGTTCGCGTCCGTGCGAACTCGGCGGATCAGGTCGGACAGCGTCATACCGCGCCACCGAACTGGTCGATGCGCGCGTGGACGGCATCACGGGAACGCGCCAAGCCGTGCTGCTTGACCAGGTTCAGGCCGTAGCGGTCCTTGGCGAATGCCGCCAGGCTGGTGAAGTCGGCGAAGTTGTCCACCTCCCGGTGCAGGGCCGATAGGTCTTCCTCCTTGCGAGCGCGCTCCTGCTGGGCCTGCTGAGCCTGCGCGATCACCTGCTTGGTGTCGTCGCCGGCCGGCGCGGGGCCGGTGGAGCGCTTGAACAGGTCGCGATGGTTGAGGAATCGACGCGCCAGGTCGCCGGGCACGCTACGCACCTGCCCTTGGGTGAACATCAGCCCGGAGCCATACAGGCGGTCGGTGAAGCTTTCCCGCGGGCCGATGTACTTGATGGGCACGCCGTTATCCAGCATGGGAACGCCGTCGCTCGCCATCTGCGCCACCAGGGCCGCATTCTTGCCTAGCACCTCGTTGAGTTGGTCTTGCAACTCAGCCACGCGCGCGTCGGCGTCCAGGCTCCCAGCGTCCGGGATGTCCTTGAGTGCATGAACCACGGCGCGGAACAGATAGTCCTTGACCTTCTGCGACTCGGGCAACTCGGCGTAGGGAACGCAGCACGGGTGCGTCTTCGCCTCGAAGTCCTTGACCTCGCCATGGACCCAGCCGTTGGCCAGCTTGTCCGCCAGCCAGGACTCATGGGACTGCTCGGGGGTGGTGTCTGGGTTGTCCAGGTGGAGTTGCACGCCGGCCAGGATGCCGCGCTGCATGTCTTCCGGGCACTCGGCGAACGGTGGTGCCACCTTGTCGCCGATGGCGAGGCAGTAGGCGGAATTGATCGCGTGGGCGATGGTGGCGATGAGGATGGGTTTCATGAATGTCCTACTCCTGCGTGACAGAAGGGCCAGCACGGGCCAGCCCTTCGTGGGGCGGCGGCGCTTAGACTGCGCCGAGGCGCTCGCCGAGGACGATCACCTGGAGCTTGCCCGCCTCCGCGACGGCAGCGCCTTTGATGGTGATAACCAGATTGGCGTCCTTGGGCAGCGCGAACAGCGCCTTGCTGGAACTGGTGCGCAGGCGCGCAGCGGCCGACAGCAGCAGGCCAGCGCCGAAATATGCGGCGTCCTGCGGATAGGTCGCGTCGTCCACGCCGTCGGCGTAGGCAAAGCCCACGTCAGCGGTCACGCCAGCACCGAAGTGGTCGGAAATCACCAGTTGCAGGTCTTCGGCGACGAAGCCGGCGGGCAACGGGAACTCGAACGCCACGACATCGCCAACCGCCAGCGCGGCGGCGGCATTGCTGTTGAGCAGAACGCCGGCCGCGTTGGTCGCGAGCTGGTAACGCAGGGTGGTCAGGTTGCCATACGGCGTGACACCGCCGAACTGGCCGCCGAGCGGGATGGTCTTGTACTGGGCCATAACGGGCCTCCTTTCAATCTGGACGAAGGAAAGGGCCGGGATCACCGACCCTTGTCGCTTACTTGCGGGGGCCGATGATCTTGACCGCGGTGTCGATCGCCATCACGCCGTGGTCGGTGTACTCCAGGCCGTTGGTCGCCTCGACGGCGAAACGAATCTTGGAGCAGCCGAGGATCGCGCCGATCAGCAGTTCCAGCTTGTCGCCGTGGTCCATGTCCTTCTCGGACCAGAAGAACGGCATGCCGGAGTGCTCGGAAGCCGCCCAGGCTTGCGCCAGGGCCTGACCGCCCAGCAGCAGGGCGCGGTCCACCGCGTACTGATTGCCGAAGCTATCCGGCACCACGGCGCTCGACTCGGCTTCCGAGTTGTAGTCGGCGCAATACTTGATGGTGTCGCCCGCGTAGAAGCGGATCGGCTTCGGCATCTTGATGATGAGGGTGTTGGACCACAGGCCCGCATCGACGCGGAAGATCGGGTGCTGCTTGGCGTTCGACGCGCGTGCCAGTGCGGCAGCCTGCCAACTACGGAACTTCTCCTGCTTGGCGAAGCTGTTGTACTGGGCCGGCGAGCACAGCAGGACGCGGATCGGCGAATCCTCAGCGGCCTCGTCGCCCTCGAACTTCACGGGCGGCGGCGGCAGCTCGATCTGGTCCATGTAGGTGGCGATGGAGTCGACCACATCCACGTCCAGCACGTCGGCGGTGGTGATGTTGTACTCCCCCGCATTCGGCGCAACGCCAGTGATGGCATCGGCGCTGGCCACGAAGTGACGGTTCTTGGTCGGCGCCTTGACGCGGTTGACCAGCATGTCAGCCAGCTTCGGGTGCGTCTCCAGCGGGAGGCACCACTCCTTGTTGTAGTGGTTACCACGGGCGCCGGCCAGGTGAACCAGCATGGACTGGTCCAGATAGGCGTCCATGAACCACTTCGCCTTCGGACGGCCGAGGCGGCGCAGGTCGTAGGGGTTGCGAATCTGCGACATCACATCGCCCAGGTCCACCGGGAAGCGGGCTTGGTTGACGCGCAGTTGGTCGCTGCCGATCTTCAGGCCAGTGCCCTTGCCCTCGGCGTACTCGCTACCCATGATCGGGAAGGCGTTCGCCGGCTGCACGAAGTGGAAACGCACCTCGTCGCCCTTGTTGCGGCCCAGGTCCTGGGCCTGGACGATGGGAAGCTCCAGGCTCGACTGGCCCTTGGTCTTCTTCTCGGCGTCGCTGGTGCCGCTCGGCATCTTGCCGGTCAGACGGTTCAGGGTCGAGTTGCGGCCCTGGCAGAGCGCGAACAAGCCGGCGGCCTGTTGGATCATCGCGTTCGGATCACCGTAACGCATGGTGGTTTTGCTTGCGGTCATGGGGTAGCTCCCTTACATGTTCCGGTTCAGGAATGCCTCGACCTGATCGGGGCTCATGCCGCGCAGGGCGTCTGACATGGATGCCGGATCCATTGCGGCGATGGCCTCGAATCGGTTGCCAGCCGGAGGCTTGCCGCCCGGGATATCCGAGAGACTGGCCGGCGGTTCGGTCTTGGCTTTGTTGATGGCAGCCTGGGCCGCAGCCTTCGCGTCTTGCGCGTTCGGCTGCTGCTGCGACTGCTGAGCGTTTCCGGTGGCGGACTTGAACGAACCGAACAGTTCGATGACATCGGCCGCGGTGCCGTCTTCCAGCACCTTGGCGATGCTCGCGCGCTCATAGGACGGACGGGACGCCACCCAGTCCCCGAACTCCTTGCTCTCCGCAATGGAGTCGGCGTCCGGGTGGGCCTCGTAGATCGCATTCAGGTGGGCGCTCGCGGCGCTCTCGGCTTCCTTCTTCTGGATCGGTGCCAGCTTCTGGTCCACGAGTGCGCTCACGCGCGCTTCCACTTTCGCGTCGATCAGCTTCTGGATGCCTGCGGCCAGCGCTTCCTCGCTGAAGTCTCCGAAGATCGCCGGGTCAACCCCCTGATCCATGGCAGCCTGAGCCGCCGCCAGTTGGTTGTCCTGCGACGTCGGGGCCTCGCCTGCCGTGGCGCGCGCTGCTGCCTCATCCCGCAGGCGTTGTAGCTCTGCCTGCGCGGCCTGGGCCTGGGCTTTCCAGTGCTGTTCTCCCTGTCTCGCTTCCACCAGCTTCTCGTAGCCGATGGTGTGCTTGCCGTCCTTGGCCAGGATCACGGCGTTCTCGGCGTTTAGCTCTTTGGCGTCGGGCGTCTTGCCCTGTTGGTCGCCACCAGCCGAAGCGCCGGCGTCACCCGCACCCTGCTGCGCGTCGGTGTTCTGTTCGGTGTTGTCTGCCTGATCGGCGGCATCGGCGCTGGCCTCGCCAGCATCGCCGGCACCCGCGTCGGCTGCGACGTTGGGCTCGTCGCTGTCCAGCATGAAATTGCTGGTATCGCCCATTGCCAGTTCAATCATCCTGGCAGCCTGTTCAGGTGTCGGCCGTCCACCGTCTATCTCTTGGAAAAGCTCGTCTTTTTTCATGCCTATCCCGCCACATATCGCCGTGGCCGCAAGGGTCATCAGCAATGCGGATTACTCCGCGTCTCGCCGGCGTTCGGAGACGCCTTGGCTTGGGCGGCAGTGTCGGAGACAGGTGCAGGAAGAACGAAACCCTACAGGGGGTGGCCCGGTAGGGTTTCAGGTTGGCGAGTTGTAGCGGAGGTGTGTCAGGGCTGCGGCAGGTTGTCAGCCGTACTCGGCGTCTCTATTCCGCGCTGGCCGGTCGGGGCTTCGGCCGGCACCGGCGGATATGTCGGGCTGGTGTTCCTGCGTACCGGAGCTTCCTCGGCCTCAGCTTCTGCCGCTGCCGGCCCCTGCCCTTGGATGTAGGGCGACTTGATGTTCATTGCCGCCGTCTGGTCGGCTACGGGGTAATTCGGGTCGTCACCAGCAGGGTTCGGGCGCTGGTATCCGGCGCTCTGCATCACGGCGTCGGCGATCGGCGCGATCATCGGCATCTGCGCAATCTGGGCGCCGGCCTGCATGGCACTGAATGCGGCCTGCACCCCGATCTGCACTGCCTTGGCGTTCATCCCACTGATTTCGCTATCCGCCTTACGCTCCTTGATCTCCAGTTCGCGCAGCTTGATGTCGTTTCCGGCCTTGGCCAGGGCGTCCTGCACGGCCTGGTCGATCTGCTGCTGGATCTGCTCCGGGGTCTGCTGTTGATCAACGGCTCGGATGGCCTCCACCACGTCGCGCTTGAACGGCACGTCCATGAGGCTGACCAGGAACGGCAGGACAGCAGCCTGGTACTGCGGCGGCATGCTCTTGACGGCCTCGGACATCGCATTGAGCTGCTGGCCGCGGTAGCTGTTGGTGCTGGGAACGTCCTCGAGGGCGACCTTGATCCGAGTGCGCAGCAGATCATTGGACAGGTAGGCGGCGCCGGTCTGAGGATCGCGCTGCGGCTCGTTGAGCACCACGACACGATCGGCGGTCACGGCATCGCCTTCGATAACCACCTCAGTGCGCTCCTGGCCGATGTCCTCGACGATCATTGCCAGCAGCAGTTCGCCCACCAGAGTCCGGCCGGCGCGGAAGTTGTCCATGATCCGGCCAATGGACTGGTTGCTCTGCTCGATCTGCTGCTGTTCCTGGATGCCGCTGGTGGCCGTGCCTTTGCGCCCCTGGAAACCGGCCGTGATGTTGCTTACGCGCTCGATGGTGGCGCGGTTGTCCTGAAGCATCTGGAAATGCTGGTCGGTCAGGGTGTAGTCGCGCTTTACCTCGAAGCGAGCGCCCCTGTTGCTTGCGAAGTGCTCAGCGTTCAGCACGATGTCGGCATCCGGACGTGCGATCTGCCGGCGTAGTTGGGCGTCGGTCATATCCACCGCGCCCTTGGTACGCTCCACTCGAGTGACGCTCATGCCCCAGCGGAGCTTGGACATACCGCTATTCAGGCTGTCCTGGGCGTACTTCATGCCGCGCACGTACCCGTATGGAATTCCGGTGGCATCCTCGCGGAAACCGAAGAACGGGACGTAGGGGAAGTGGCGATGTGTGTATGGGCTTGGCCCATCGTGCAGGCAGTGCGGCCCGAGCCAATAGGAGCGGCGCACGCGGGATACCGTCACCTTCTTCGGTGAAATGCGGCCGGACGCCAGCGCGATGTTGTGCGCCAGGTTGTTCGGGTCGTACTCGACGACTCGGCCATCGGGCGATTTCAGGACGTGGACCTGCACCCAGCGGCGATACCAGAGTTCCACCAGGCAGATTTCCTTGCTGCTTGGGTTGTACCAGCGGTCCTCCTGCACGGTCCAGGCCCGCGCCTCGTTCCATGCGTTGTGTAGACCGGTGGATGTGCCGCCTTCCATCATTCCGAGATCGGGCTGGCCCCACCAGGTGCTGCCGTACTTACCTACCATGCGGATCAGCTCGGCATGCTCCGGGAACACCAGGGCAATGCGATCAGGTGACAGCCAGCGCTGCCGGCGCAGGAAGCGGCAGGCCTCCCAGTCGTCGCCGCACTTCATGTCCCAGTGAATTTCGTCGCGGCGGATAGGCCGGCAGCGGTACGGGAACTTGAACGGGTCCGACTCGCGGCTGACTTCTACCCAGCCGATACCGCACGCGATCTGCGGCCGGAACGCTTCGGAGCATGCGCGGTCGGCACCAGACTGGCGCTCTGCCGTGTTCAGCCGGTAGTTCAGGGCGTCGGCCACGTCCTGGCCACCCACGTCACCGTTCGGCGTCACGCGCCAGTCTGTGCGAGTGACGGCCTCGTAGCCTTGCAGGGACAGCAGGGCCGGGCCAATCAGGTCTTCTACCGCGGGCGGGATGCCCAGTGCCTGCTGGCGACGCAGCAGGTCGGTGTCGAGCTGGTTCCCGTCCGCGTAATCCATTTCCTTGTCGGCGACGGCGCGCCACGCGGGCTGGTCCTCGATTTCGTAGTTGATGTCGGCGTACTCGTCCACGGTCAGCGGCGTGTCGCCGGCCGGTGGCAGGCCATTCATGTACTGGCGGTCATTCTCAGTGATCTGCATGTCGTGTCCTCACAGTCGCCAGTCAGGCGCTTCCGCTTCCTCGTAGGTGCGTTCCATTTCGTTGGGCATGATTTCCACGGCCTGGCCGACGTAGCGGAACATGTCGGAGCCGTGGCTGTATTCGTCGTGCAGGGGCGCCATGGCCTCTCCGGTATGCAGGTGCAGGGCGCGGCGGTAGCGCTTCAAGCACTCCACCAGACGCCCGGTCTTGTCCTTGTCGAAGTAGCAGCGCGGGAACAGCATGCGGACGGCCTTGATGCCTTCCTCTATGCTGGTGGCGGCCAGGACGTGGACCTTGCGGCCCATCGCCTGTAGCTGTTCCTCGGTGCTCTTGCCGGTCTGGTAGTTGCGGGTACGACCGTCGTGCGGCAGGTAGTCGATGCCCCAGCGATACGGGCGCTTCTCGATCTGCGCCACGTACCAATCCAGCGTGCGATGGCTGTCCTCGATGTAGTCGATGATTCGCACGTCCATCGGCCCGCGCTGGACAAAGCCGATGGTCATGGCGTCGTTCCAGCCCAAGTCCCATACCGTGTGGACGGGTAGCAGAGGGTCGTATGGCACCGGGCGAACGCGCCCGCTTTCCATCAGGTCCAGGATTTCATGGCGGTAGATGGCACCCTCGGCCACGGTGCGCGGCTTGCCTTCCCATATGTGCTCGTAGTCCTCCTGCGACATGGAGCGCTTGGCGCGCAGGCGCTCCTGGTTGAGGACATCAGGGAACCACGGGTTGTCGCGCCAGTTGATTTCGCAGAGCCACACGTCGTCATCCGGCGCGGCGCAGAACCGCACGTAGGTGTCGTCGGTGTCCATCGCCGGGTTGAGCGTCAGCCATATCTCCGATCCGTCCTTGCGGATGGTCGGGATCAGCACATCCCAGGACTTCTTGCACACGCCCTGGGCTTCTTCCACCCATACGATGTCCACGCCCTCAAAGGACTTGATGGAATCGACGGTGTGCCCTTGCAGTCCGGAGAACAGGAACAGCGTGCCGTTGCGTCCACGAATCTCGGTGTCCAGCACCTCGTAGAACTCGGTCAGGCCGAGCTTGACGATGTAGTCGCGCAGCAGCCGGTGAACCGAGTCGCGCATAGACTTCTGGATTTCCCGCGCGCAGAGGATGCGCAGGGGGTTGCGCGCGCCCATGTCGAGCAGCACCTGGGCCACGCCATGGGACTTACCGCCGCCGCGCCCACCACGCATGACCTTGTACCGGCGCGCCTCGTACAGTGGCGCCAGTTTGAAGGGGAGCGTGATGTTCAGGTTGAGAGGCGCAGCGACGAAGGTGGTCACTCGTCGTCACCTCGTGGCTTGGGCTGCACGAAGGTGACTGTGCTCTTGACCTCTATGGCGCCACCATTCGCGCCAGTGTGCTCGTTGGTGATGCGGTCGCCATACTTCTTGGGCGCCATCTTCGACGCCAACCACTTTCGAGCATCTACGCGCAGCTTCGACCTGGAGATATGGTCGTAGTCGACATGCGTGCGGCCTTCATCGTCCGTGTATGTGTCGTTCGAGCCGTCGTCGGCGATCTGCAGGATCTCTTCAGCGAGTGTGTCGGCCTGTGCCTCGCGCGCGCGCGCGTACTGCTCTCGCAAATCCGCATGCTGCTCGTCGGCCAGCCACCGGAGGAACGTGGACATCGCTGGCATACCCGGTAACTGGCATACCTTCCGTAGGCTCATGCCCTCGGCAAGCGCGGTACAGACAGCCAGGCCGACAGTGGGCGTATATCTGCTCGGGCGACCCGGTGGCCGTTTCGCTGCGGTCTTGGCTGGGGGACGTGCGGAAGCCCCAGTAGCGCGCTTCTTCGCTACCGGGGCCTTCTTCGGTTTTGTGCTGGGCTTCTGAGTCATGACCCGGAATTGTCCGGGCCAGAGGGGATGGGTCGAACCCTACAGGGGGATCATGCAGGTTGGCGAAAACCCTAATCGTTCTGATAATTGTGACTGGCATCTCGTTTTTGCTACGGTCCCCAACTGCTTATGCGAAGTAGATGGACATTGGAATGGACGAGATACTGAGGCGTCGATTACGGGCAGAACTGCTAGAGGTAGGTTTCCTCAATCAGTGCTGCCTGGACTTGATGGCAGCCATGGAGTCGGAGTTTCGCCTCACTCAGGATCAGCACGAGTGCATCGAGCAACTGAGCCGATTCCTGCAAGAAGGAATCGGCAGGCTGACGGCTCTGTCTGAGCGAGTGGCTGCTGGTGATATCGTCGCCCTATGCTGAGTCTATTGCACAGCAGCGGCATCACTCATGGCTAAGGTGAGTTGCCCACCATCGGTCCTGTCTGCGCGCAATGCTGCCACTTCTCTTTCCAGCTTCCGTATCTTGATCGCCAGCTCTGCGGCCAGTATCTGGTTCGAATGCCCGATATCGATCGCTGCGAACTGCTGAGCAGCACCCGCCAACAGTTCGCCGAGCATCCGCTTCTCCGCTGGCGTAAGCGTGATGACGTGATCATCGCTGATCTCGACCTTCGCCCAGCCACCTGGTATCTGCGTGATAGTGATCGGCCTGGGCGGATCGAACTGCGGTGCCGGTACGAACACTCCGCGCTCGACGCGCAGCACCAGCAAGTCGTCCACCAGAACGGACAGGCGGTCATCGACAACGCCGGGCTTCAGCCCCGTGAGTTCGACCAGGGTCTGGCGAGTAACGATCTGCTGCTGGCTGTGCAGTTCCCGAACGGCGTCGAGTACAACCTGGGTCGAAGATTTCTTCATCTGCTCTCCCCTTCAGCGATGAGCCCGTGTTGACGCAGAATGCGCCACTGCTCCTGCAGCCACTCCTTGAACTGAGGGTCAGCCATGCCCTACTCCCCTCCCCATCTTGCGCTTCAGCTCCCGAGACAGCGCTCGATACTTGGCCTTGATCTCCTTCAGTTCATCGATAGGAAACCGCCGGGGCTCGTGCGGCCCCTCTAGCCATTCGACTTTCTCGGCGCCGATGCGCTGGACCAAGCGTATGCGGTACTCCACCACGTTGCCGGACATGTCCCTGTTGCAACGCACGCACTGCCGATGCACGTTCAGCGGCTCGAAGCGCAGAGCCTGACAAGCACCGACGGAGCGGTAATGCCCTGCATCCCAGCGACTGCCGGTGATCAGCCCTGCGTCATAGGCCGTGGAATCGCAACTGATACATGGCTTGTCGGCGTCGCGTAGGCGAATCCACTCGTTGAAAGCGGCCTGCGCCTCACGCATATGGTCCGAACGGGTCTTGAAGCGTTCCTTGGCCGCACGGATCTCGCGGCGCTCTATCTTCGCCAGAGACTTCCGCTCTCTCTCTCGCTTGGCAGCCGCCAACGCCAATCCGCACTTCGGACTGCACACTGACTGTAGCGATCGCTCCGGGGTGAATACCTCCCGGCACGCCTTGCACGTCTTCTTGCGAGGCTTCTTCGCGGCGACCAGCATCACACCACCTCCGCGGTAGGGTCGACGAATCCCCAGTAGTCGTCGCGGCTCCGGGTCATACCACCTCCTCGGGCATCATGTTGATCATGTCGCCGATCTGCTCTTCGCTCATGCCCGTCCAGTAGTGCTCGATCAGGTGCTGGCAGATGCCTCGCCAGAACTCAAGGAACCGCTCCTCGGGCATTTCGTCGAACGCCAACGACTCCGGCACCAGGCGCGACACGCGCCCCAGCCCGCCCAGGTCGAAATACTCCGAGCTACAGCAGACCCCGGCGTCTCCCTGTAGCTTCTTGATCACCGAGTGCGCATCCATCCCCTGGAACCCATCCACATTGCGCGCGACTAACTGGCCCAGGCGGTGGACCAGGCGGTGCTTGCGAACGTCCCGCGGCTGCTTCAGCTCCGCGCGCACTTTTGCGCCAGCCTTATACCCGCGCTCCTTCAGCAGGAACTTGTCGATGCCGCTGTCGGCGACCAGGGCCAGGCGAACCTCGCCGGTGTCCGGGTCGACCATGCGCTTGAACTCCAGGTAGATCGGCCGCCCGGCGCGCTTCCTCTTCGCCGCCGCGCTCTTGGCCGGCGCCTGGGTTGATAGTGCTTCAGCCATGTTGAACCTCCTGGCTCTGTAGCTGATCGATGGTTTGAAGAACCGCGGCGCGCCGACGGTCCATGTCTTCGCGCTCGTGGCGCAGGTGGCGATCACGCAGTCGGACCTTCGCCTTTTCCCTGCGGACCAAGCGCTTCTTGATGTCTTCAAGCCGCCGGCGAAAGTCGTCTGGCACATCCCCCCCACCAGCAGCCTCCCTCGCAAGGGCTTCGCGGGTCAGTGGGTCATTCGTCAGTGCCAGCAGCCGGTCGGAGGGTCCAGTCAGCAGCCCGGCGATTGCGCTGCCGGCCGGCGAAACCGGTTCGAGTACGTGCTGTTCGAGCAGCAACTGCGCTGCCGGCGCCAGCAGACGCCCCAGGCGTTCCGCTTCCTCGATCGCAGCAGCTCGGCGGCCCGCATCGCTGCCCAACGACAGCGACCACCTGGCGGGCAGCGCCTGCTGCCTGGCACGAGTGAGCAGGCGCTCGTAGGCGGCAATGAACGCCATGCGCGCGCCCACCCGGTCACCACGCCCCTTCATAAGCGGTGCGGCTACCACAGCCGCCTGCTGGATTTCCGGCGTCATAAGCACCGTTTCAGCCTCGTCGAAGCTCTGTAGGGCGATCGCCCAGGCCTCGTTCGGCTCGGGCCGACCGTCGGCGGACTCGACATGCCGGAGTACAGCGGCAACAGTGAATCGTCCGCCCTCCCGGCGAACGGCCTGCAATGCGGCGGTCAGCACTGGCTCTTCGTAGGCAGCCAGGTCTTGAACCATGAGTTGGGCAGCGGCCGGCGTGAGTTGCTGACCCATTGCCTCGGCGGTGCCGAAAAGGGAAAGCAGCAGTTCGTCTTGTTGCTCAGGCGTCAGCATGGGCAGCCCTCCTCGCTCTCTGCTCGGCCAGGGCCTGCTCAGCGGCGGACAAGTTCGATGCGGTGTTCTCCTGCTGGCGTGCCTGCGTTCCGGTGGTCGGGCGATTGGTCAACCACATCGTGTGGTAGCCCTCAGCGTTCGCCAGCAACAGGCCGAGGGGATGGTGCTGAGCAATCAGTCGAGCATCGTGGATGCACTTGACGTAGAACGCGGCCACCTTTGGCGCGTCGGCCTGGCCCACACGATCGATCAGCTTCGAAAGCTTGCCGGCAACCGATGCGTTCCAAACCGGCCAAGCGGTGTATCGAGTGCGATAGGCCATGGCGTAGTTGGCCCATGTGCGGTACGCCTTGCAGTTCGGGTCTTTCGGGCCTGGCATGTCGGCCGGTATCTGGCAGCGCGGCCCGGGCTCTTGCTCGGCGCCGACGAATTCCCCGCCCGGGGCCGGCGCAGTCTCCCCGGCAGAAATCTCAGGGGTAATCTCTGAAGTAGTCTCTGAAGTAGTCTCTGTAAGAACTGCGGGTTTTCCGCGACCTTGCTCGCGGCTTTTCCGCGTACTGGCTTGCGGCTTTTCCGCAGACTTGCCTGAAGGATTTCCGCATCCTTGTTTGCGGGTTTTCTGCAAACTGGATTGCAGGTTTTCCGCATTCAAGTTTGCAGCTATCGCGTCCATGTTCACTCGGTAGTAGAGCCGGCAAGGAACACCCTTCTTCATCTCCTCAAGGACTCCGCACTTCACCAGTTTCTTGCGTGCACCCTCCTGCTCGGACCTGGTCATGCCCGTCTCGGCTTCCCACTCGTCCATGGTCTTGTAGAACCAGCCGTCCGCATCTTCGGTGCGGCAGGTCCAATACACCGCCTGCGAGAGCATCAAGGCACCAGTGATGCCGGCGCCCAACGATACGAACGCACGCTGGAATGCAATCGGACGGTCAAGCATGTCCGCGAGATTCATACCTGGCCCAACCTTCGATCACTGACAAGCGCCATGGTTAAATCGCTTGTAGTGACGGGACTGGGCGCTGACGCAAGCAGGCCCAATCGACATCCGGTCGCATCTCTTCACAGGTGACCAGCCCGCCAGTTGCTCGCTCAATAGATGGACAGTGCTCCGCAGGAACCTGCCGCACACCATTGGCCCATTGCGACACAAGGACTGGTGAAACATCGATTTCGCGAGCGAGCCAGGAGCCGGCTCCGCGACGCTGGTCAAGGTAAGGTTTCAGCTTCATTTTTCAGCTTCCGTAGACAGACGCCAGCCAAATATAGCGTAACGCTAGATTAATTCCCATAGCGTAACGCACATATACACAATTAGCGTTTTGCTATGGAATCGACAACATGAAAGACATTGATGAAATTCGTCGAGCAAACATGCGCCTACTCGAGCGGGAGTTCGGGGGGCTGGCGGCTGTCTCTGATCGAATTGGGATGTCTCCATCGCAGTTCGGCAACCTCCGCGATGGAGTCAAGGACTCCAAAACGGGGGTGCGGCGAGGCATGCGGAAGACTACCGCTCGTCGGATTGAAGAGGCTACTGGTAAACCAGCCGGCTGGCTGGATACCGACCACAGTCAGGGAGGGCAGGATGAGGTCAGAGAACGACCCACGCCTCCTCTCCTTCGAGCCTACGAACAAGCATCTGCTTCCGATAGAGCAATAGTAGATCTACTGCTAGGAATCGTTACCCAACCTGCCTGGTTGGACACAGCCGCTCTAATGGCGCTGCGCTCACTCAGATGTGCTGCGGAGGAAGCCGTCGTCAAAAGCTCAACTGAGGCGACCAATGCTAAAGCTCGTCTGGTCGGACGGTAACCCCGTCAAGAGCGACTAGCTGCCCCTTCCCTCTCAAACCCTCCTTGCCAACCTGAAGCCCGGCCTTGAGCCGGGCTTTTTCGTCTCTCACTACCACTAACCCCACTGCCCATACGGCACAGACCTGGATGCCGGACTCGACATTTCGCGTTTTGCGAAAAAATCTAGCGTTTCGCTATTTACATATGAATAGCGTTACGCTATTTTTGCTCATGCCAACTCACCGCAAGACCAGAGTTGAAAGCAGGCCGCAGCGAGCCAAGGCCTTGCCGAAAAGCAGAACGGGTTCAGGGGGAGCCTCGCCCCGTGGCCAGCAGCGTAGATGGCCCTAGATCAAGGGAGAGCCAGTGGGCGAAGAGCCGCGACTGGCTGTCGGGACCTCAGGTCCCCCGAGAAAACAATCGCCCATCCGCAGGTGGCGTGTAACAGCGGACTGATTACTTGCTTCGTTTCCCAGAGCCGTAGCTTCCAGAAACGATGTGATAGCGGATGTTGTTGAAGCGAGATAGTTTGTGTACCCGCTCGAGCCTGAGCTGGCGCTCTAGCTGTTTTAGTTGGTGGAACAGGCCGCGCTGTCTCTCGAGCGGCGCCTGTTCTAGCTGAGTATTCACTGCAGCGATTTTTCTCTCCAACTGTTCGATTTTTGAGCCTTTAGCGGCTAGGTACTGCGCAGCACGCTTCTCTTCGACCTTTTGCCGACGCTTCTCGCGTCTGGCGTTACGGCAGTTATGACATAGCCAACCGCGCTTTGGTGGCCTGTCTGAAGCGGTCGGATACTCCGATTTACATTCAGCACAAATCTTTTTCACCGCTGGCGGCTGAGTAGGTACGGAAGTCTTCGGAGGTTTTGCCGCAGCGGTCTTCTGGTTAGTTGGCCTGGAAAGCTTGTGCCGAGCCAGCTCTCTGAATATCTCCTCCGACTCTTCGCTAAAGCCTTGCCCAGGTACATGCGGTTTCTTGGGCTGCTCTACAGGCTTCTCTCGCTCCATCACCTCCTTTAGTCGGCGAAGCACTTCCAGATTCTTTTCATCCATAGATAGGCCTCCATTCCCAGGACTCTTCCGAATCTATCAGTGGAGTGCGGCAATAGGCCATAGGAGATCCATTGCCATGAAGAAGAACGCCAACCCGGCGGCGACGGTTGCTGCCTGGAATTCCGCATACCCCGCCGGCACCGAGGTCAACTACCGGTCTCATCGCCACGCCACGCCGAAGCGCACCCGTACCACTACTGAAGCCCAAGTCCTCGGCGGCCACACCGCTGTCGTCTGGCTCGCCGGCGTGTCTGGTTGCGTTGCCCTTTCCCACTGCGAGCCGGCCTGAGCCCGCGCGCCCAGCATCCTGAACGGAGGCACACATGCTGATCCTCACTCGCCGAGTCGGCGAAACCCTGCACATTGGCGACGACATCACCGTGACCGTCGTCGAGAACAGAGGCGGCCAGATCCGCCTCGGAATCGTTGCTCCGGAAGCGATGGCCATTCATCGCGCCGAGATCTACGCCCGGGTTGGCGCCGTCCGGCCCGCCTCACCCAAAGACCTGGTTGAAGAGTGGAATCGCACGCACCCGGCCCAGGTGGCCGTTGAGTACCGTCCGCTCCGCGACTCCATCCCCATCCGCACCAGAACGCTCACTCAAGCCAAAGTTTCCGCCTCCGGCATGGCGGTGATCTGGCTAGAAGGTCAGGCCACGCCGGTGCTGCTGCGCAACTGCACTGCTGTTTCCTGAGCCCGTTTCATCCCCCCCTTGCCCGGCTCCGGCCGGGCTTTTTTCAACCTCCATTCGAGAGCACCCAGGCACACGGCAGTCGTGCCCGGGTGCTGCCGAATGCAGGTGAACCACGGAGAGCATCCCGATGTGGACATACCGCGAGCGCCGCAACCGAGCGGCTTTCAGCAGTGCCCAGCAAGCCTGGGACTTCGCCAGAGACCCGCTCTGGGACCAGCCGGAACCGGAGCCAGAAGACGAAGAGCAGGAGGACGGCGATGGCTTGGACGAATGAGCGCGCCGAGGGCGTGATCGAGGAAGCGATCGTCGCAATGCGTCGGTCGGTGATCCCGCGCCACGACCAGTTGGTATGGCGCGGCCAGATCGAGATGGCCTACACGCTGGACGCCATCGGCACCCGGCAATACGACGACATGCGCCGCCGGCTCGACGCCGCAGCGGATTCGCGCTGGGCAGAACTCAGGAGCACTCGGGTATGAATCCAATCACCCGCTTTCAAGTCCGGGCCGGCCGAGACACAGCTAGCCGCTGTGAGTTCGTTCGGGAAACGAAGGCCTACTACGTTCGAGCCGACGGCACGCGCATCGCGAAGCGCGCTGACTGGTACAGGTTCTACGCCACCGAACAGGAAGCGCAGTCTGCAATCGAGCGCGACAACCGCAAGCGGGCGGAACGCGCAGCACGGCGGCGCGTTGAAAGCTACGGCCCCGAATTACTCATCGCCCTGGAGCAGGCCTACTGCGCGCTGGTCGGCTATCTGCCGCAGCATCGCAACGCGATCACAACTGCGGCGATCGAGGCGGCCCGAAGCGCAATCGACAAAGCCAAGGGAGGGGCCTCCGCATGAAGCCAAATGCGACTGGCGCCCGCCGGGCGCTCACCGAAGTTGCGTCGGCCATCGGCGTGCTGGCCCTGGTGGCTCCGTTCTACGGCTGGCTGATCTACAGGATGCTCCCGACATGAACGCGAAACGCAAAGCCATCTGGGTGGGCGGCCTGATTGGCGGCCTCCTCTTCCTGCTCATTCTCGCCCTAGGCCCGATCTGGGGCGGACTGATTACCGCGGAACAACCAGCCACGGCGCCGGCAGCCGTCAAGCGAGCAACACCATGACAAACATGAATAGCAACATGGCTATCTGGGACCAGGTGAAAGAGACGGACACCAGGTACACAAGGCAGGCGAAGCTCAACGGTCAGGACATGACGTCCATCAACGGCTTGTATATCGTCCGTCGTGCGACTGAGCTATTCGGCCCCGTCGGCAAGGGCTGGGGCTGGAAGGTCTTGGTAGAGCGCTTCGATGAAGGCGCACCGCACCTCGATAAGAACGGTGCGGTCATCTGCCACGACAAGACCCACACCCTGTACATCGAACTCTGGTATCGCCACGACGGGACGATCAATCACGCCCGCCAATACGGGCACACCCCCTACGTCTACAAGACCGAGTGGGGCTTCAAGACTGACCACGACTACGGCAAGAAGTCACTCACCGACGCCATCAAGAAGTGTCTGTCACTCCTCGGGTTCAGCGCCGACATTCACATGGGCATGTTCGACGACACGACCTATGTCGAAGGCCTGAAGCTGAAAGAGCGCCTGGCCGATGCCGGCGATCCCGAGACAGCCCTGGACGAAGCCAAGGACGAATTCAAGACCTGGCTTCGCGCACAACTCGACGCGATCGCCGCGGCACCGAACTCCCGCGCCCTGGAGTTAATGCGTAAGCAAGTCGCCGAGAAGGCCCGCGCCAAAGCGCCAGTCGTCAACTTCAACCCCTCAGAGATTGAGCTGCGCGTGAATGAAGCCGCCGATGAGCGCCTGCGCCAGCTTTCCCCCGCTCCTACCAGCCCCGAGGAATGACACCATGACCATCCTGAAAAATGTTGACCTGGAAAACGGTACCGTCGAGGTCGCCGAGTACAACGCAACCAACGCCGCCCTGGCAAAACTTCGCGAGAAGTACGCGACGCTGCCGGACGCCAATACCGCCGATGGCTACGAGTTCATCAAGGCCGGTATCAAGGAATTGACCACACTGCGCACCAGCCTGGAAGCCGCTCGCAAGCGTGAAAAGGCGCCTTACATCGAGGCAGGCCAGATCATCGACGCCGAGGCGAAGCGGATCACCGCCGCACTGGTGACGTTGGAAGATCCGATGAAGGCCGCCAAGAAGGAGGTCGACGATCGCGTCGAACGCGAGCGCCAGGAACGGATCGCACGCCTGCTGTCGAAGGTCGACGCCATCAAAGGGATGCCGGCCCAGGTACGCGGCAAGACCAGCGACGAGATTGCCGCGATGATCGACCGCTGTGGCGAAATCGACACAGCACACGACTTCTACGACTTGACGAAGGAAGCCCAAGCCGCACAGCAGACGGCCATGGACGAACTGACCCAAATGCTGACCGACCGCCTGGCCTTCGAGCAAGCGGAGCGCCAGCGGCAGGAGTTGGAAGCCCAGCAAGCCGAAATGCGCCGCCGCATGGAGGAGCAACAGGCGGAAATGCGCCGGCAGCAAGAGGAAATGCAACGCCAACGCGAAGAACTGGCGCGCCAGCAGCAGGAGCTTGCCGCCGCGCGCCAGCAGCTCGCCGAGCAGGACACGCCCGTCGCTGTCGAGCCGGAGGCGCCGAAGGCCGAGGTTGCACCAGCGCCCGCCCAGATCAAGCCCGCCGGCAAGGCAGCAGAGCCCAGCGCTACCCAGTGGCGCGCCCGCGTCGTCGATAAAACCGCGTTCATCGCCGCCATCGCCGAAGGCCTGGCCACCGAGGACTTGCTCGTTGTCGACCAGCCGGCACTGGACAGCCTGGCCAACAGCAAGGGCCAAACGCTGAATCTGCCGGGCGTGATCGTCGAGAAGTCACCCGCGAAAGCAGCCTGACCATTCCCTCCGCCTGACCCCGACTCCCTATCCCTCCGAACCGCCTGCGCCGGCGCCCGCCGCCGGTGCGGCATCCGGGTGCGCGTTCATCGAGCGCGCAGCCTGATGCCCAACCACTGAGGACAGACCATGCTCACCAACATTTTCGACTTCGAAACGACGGGTATTCCCGAGTGGAAGTTGCCCAGTGAAGACCCGTGCCAGCCCCACATCGTGGAAGTTGCCGCTCTGCTCTGCGATGCCGCCGGCAACACCATCGATCGCTTTGAGGCGATCGTGCGACCCAACGGCTGGGAAATCACCCCCGAAATGACCGCGATCCACGGCATCAGCCACGAACAGGCGATGGATGTTGGCATCAGCGAGGCCGAGGCTCTGGAGGGCTTTCTTGCGATCAACGGCCGCGCAGCCCGCCGCGCGGCGCACAACATCAGCTTCGACGACCGTATCACTCGCATCGCGCTGATGCGCTACCAGGACGAGGATGCGGCCAACGCCTTCAAGGAATCGGGTGAGAAGTTCTGCACCTGCTATCGCTCCCGCGCACAGGTCGCGCTTCCCCGCAACAAGCTGCCGACCTTGGCCGAGGCATACAAGCACTTCACCGGGGAGGACCTGGTGGAGGCTCACCGCGCGATGCCGGACGCCCAAGCCTGCGCCCGCATCTACTTCGCTTTGCAGGGAGTCGATGTGGCGCCGGCCAGTTCGGTGCCGCCGGCTGAGGCGGAGGCCTGAGCCATGGCACGCGGAGTGAACAAGGTAATCCTGGTCGGCCATCTGGGCCAGGATCCAGACGCAAGATCTACCCCGGGCGGAAAGGCGGTCACCTCCCTCAGTCTGGCCACTAGCGAAAGCTGGAAAGACAAGCAGACCGGCCAGCAGCAGGAGCGCACCGAGTGGCACCGGGTCGTGCTCTTTGGCCGGCTGGCCGAAATCGCAGCGCAATACCTGCGAAAGGGCTCCCAGGTCTACATCGAAGGCAGCCTACGCACCCGCAAGTGGCAGGGCCAGGACGGCCAGGACCACTACAGCACCGAGGTAGTGGTCGACATCAACGGCAACATGCAACTGCTCGGCGGCAAGCCTGAGCAGGCAGGCCAGTCGCGTGGCCCTGGCCGCGAGCCGCCACCGCGGCCGACCACTCACCACCAGCCGCAACCGGCAACCGACTACGACAGCTACGACGACGACATTCCGTTCGATGACCCCTATCGCCTGCTCTGGCGTCTCGTGTAAGCGCCAGGCCACCCAGGAGACACCCCATGTGGTTCCGCAACCTGCAAATCTACCGCCTCACCCAAGACCTGCAAATCGACGCCGCGGCGCTGGAGCAGGCCCTGGCCAGCAAGCCGGCACGCCCCTGCGAAAGCCAGGAACTGACCACCTACGGCTTCGCCGCTCCGTTCGGCAAGGGCCCGAACGCACCGCTGGTGCACGCCAGCCGCGGCTTCCTGCTCATCTCCACCCGAAAGCAGGAGCGCCTGCTGCCCGGCAGCGTAGTGCGCGACGAACTGGCCGAGAAGGTCGAGCAAATCGAAACCGACCAGATGCGCAAGGTGTTCAAGAAGGAGCGCGACCAGCTCAAGGACGAGATCGTCCAGACGCTGCTGCCACGGGCTTTCATTCGCAAGTCCAGCACGTTCGCCGCGCTGGACCTTGAGCAAGGCCTGGTGCTGATCGACACCAACAGCGCAAAGAAGGCCGAGGACCTACTGTCCACCCTGCGCGAAGCCCTGGGCTCGCTGCCGGTACGCCCGCTCAGCGTGAAGGTCGCGCCCAGTGCAACCCTCACCGACTGGATGAAGGACCAGGCCGCCGGCGGCGACTTCCACGTGCTGGACAGCGCGGTACTCGCCGACACCCACGAGGACGGCGGCAAGGTCGTGGCCACCCGCCAGGACATGACCAGCGAGGAAATGCAGTTACACCTGTCCTCCGGGAAGCTGGTCACCCAGGTGGCCCTGGCCTGGTCGGACAAGCTCAGCTTCGTGCTCGACACCAAGCTGGCGATCAAGCGCCTGCGCTTCGACGACCTGCTGCAGGAGCAGGCTGAGAAGGACGGCGGCGACGATGCCGCCGGCCAGCTCGACGCCAGCTTCGTCCTGATGATGCTCACCTTCCGCGAGTTCATACCGCAACTGCTGGAGGCCTTGGGCGGCGAAGAGTTCCCGCAGGGAATCGACGGTGCGTACGATGAGCCCGAGCCAGCGCCTGGCGCCGGCATCGACGTAACCAAGGCGCTAGGGATGCGCGACGGTATCACCGCGACCCTCCATATCCCCCAGGTCAACGGGCCCGGTGACGACCCGCTGCTGAAGGAGGCCATCCGCTTCGTCCGCGAGACGCGCCGCGCTTCGATCTCCGCCATCCAGCGCAAACTCAAGATCGGCTACAACCGCGCGGCACGCCTGGTAGAGGAAATGGAATTGCTGGATATCGTCGGGCCGATGCAGGGAGACGGATCTCGCGAGGTTCTGTCGTGAAGTCGCCCCCATCGACGATGCAGAACGAAACGCTCGGGCACATCCGAGCGTTCTGGGCGGAGAAAGGCTACGCACCCACCGTCGCAGAACTGGCAGCCAAGGCCGGCGTCCGCCAGTTCGCCATCCAGCAGCGCCTGACCGCCCTCGAGAACAAGGGCTACATCCAGCGCGACCCGAAAGTGGCGCGCAGTATCCGCCCGCTCTAACGCCACCCGCCGAGCGCCCCACCCGGGGCGCTTTCTCTTTCAGCACGCACCGGACGCCGCCCTGTGGGCGATTCAACCATGCCTCGTGGGCCGCCCGCGTCAGGCAGGGCGGCGTCCAGTGCCTGTTTCCCATCTTTCACGACACCAAGGAGCCCATCGCATGACCACGAAGGCAGTATTCGCGCCGGACGATGAGGTCAGCTTTCTCTACCGGGAGAAGCACCGCTGCCGCGGGATCGTGCTGAGCAGCCACGCCCAAGGCTACGTGATTCTCAAATGCACCAGCGGGTACGCGGAGGGCAGAACGCTGGCCGTCAATTTCCCCGCCCTGAAAAGGATCGACCCCGAGCCCGCCTCCGCAAATCTGGCCGGCCCGCGCCAAAGCGACATCTTCGCCGCCGGCGCCCAGCGCCTGCAGATGACCGAGAGCATCGAGCTGACCATTCAGAGCATGCAGGCCTACGGCGCCGATCATGAGCACTGGGCTGTGGCCTGGTCTGGCGGCAAGGACAGCACCACCACGCTAACGCTGCTGATCTGGCTGATCGACACAGGCCGGGTCAAGGCGCCGAAGACGCTGACCGTGTTCTACGCGGACACGCGCCAGGAACTGCCGCCGCTGGCCATCGCGGCGCACCAGATCATGGACGAGTTGCGGGACCGCGGCATCCACGTCGAGGTGGTATGCGCACCCCTCGACAAGCGCTTCATGGTCTACATCCTGGGTCGCGGCGTGCCCCCGCCGAACAACAACACGCTGCGCTGGTGCACCCGCCAGATCAAGATCGACCCGATGCAGGCCGCCCTGGAGCAGCGCCTGGCCGCGCTCGACGGGAACGTGCTGATGATCACTGGCGTGCGCCAGGGCGAGAGCGCCATCCGCGACAAGCGGATCGAGATGTCCTGCGGTAAGGACGGCGCCGAGTGCGGCCAAGGCTGGTACCAGAAGGTCCTGCCCGAGGCAAAGGGCCTGAAGGGCCGGCTCGCCACCCTCGCCCCGCTCCTGCACTGGCGCGTCTGCCACGTCTGGGAGTGGCTGAAGCACTGGGCGCCACTTGCCGAGTTCGGCGACTGGTCCACCGCGATGATCGCCGATGCCTACGGCGGCGACGAGGCCGAGGAGATCAACGCTCGAACCGGTTGCACCGGCTGTCCGCTGGCCAGCGAGGAGAAAGCGCTCGAAACCGTGCTGGCCATGCCGCACTGGGCATACCTGGCGCCGCTGCGCGGCCTGAAAGAGCTATGGCGGGAACTTCGCGAGCCCCAGCACCGCCTGCGCAAGGCCGGCATCGAGCGGCTGAAGGACGGCAGCATCGCCGCGAACCCCCAGCGTATGGGACCGATCCTGCTGGAGTCCCGCTTGATGGGCCTGGAGCGCGTACTGGCCATCCAGGCCGAGTGCAATGCCGCAGCCGACCGCCTCGGTCGCCCTCACATCGACCTGATCAACGCCGAGGAAGAGGCCCGCATCCGCGAGCTGATCGCCGCCGGCACCTGGCCGGATGGCTGGGACGGCGACGAGCCGATCGCTACCACCCCTCTCGACAAAGTCTTCGCCGACGGCGCGGTACAGCCGCTGCTGTTCGTATAAGGAACCCTCTGCATGATCATCAAGCGCACCCTCTACCACTTCCACTTCTGCTGCGGCCTGGGCGGCGGTGCCGCCGGTTTCAACCGGGCGCGGCCGCGGGTCGGCAACGTCGAGGCCCATTGGGAATGCCTTGGTGGCATCGACGTGGACCCGGCCGGCCTCCGCGACTTCGAGCGCCTGGCCGGCGTCCCGGGCACCCTGCTGGACCTCTTCACCCGCGACCAGTACGTGCGGTTCCACGGCAAGGAGCCGCCGGCAGGCTGGCGGGAGGCGACCCCGGAAGATATTCGGCGCGCCGCCGGCGGGCGCCGGCCGGATGCCGTGTTCATCAGTTCCCCCTGCAAGGGCGCCAGCGGCCTGCTGTCCGAGAAAATGAGCCTGACCCCGAAGTACCAAGCCCTCAACGAGCTGACGCTGCGGTCCATCTGGCTGATGGGCGAGGCCTGGGCGGATGACCCGGTGCCGCTGATCGTGTTCGAGAACGTCCCGCGCCTGGCCACCCGCGGCCGGCACCTGCTGGACCAGATCAACAGCCTGCTGGGCAGCTTCGGCTACGCGGTGGCCGAGACGACCCACGACTGCGGCGAGCTGGGCGGTCTGGCCCAGAGCCGTAAGCGCTTCCTGCTGGTGGCGCGCCACGTCGAGAAGGTTCCGCCCTTCCTGTACGAGCCGGAGAAGAAGAGCCTGCGCGCCGTCGGCGACATCCTCGGCCGCATGCCGCTGCCCGGGGATATCGAAGCCGCCGGCCCGATGCACCGAGTTCCGTCGCTGCAGTGGAAGACCTGGGTGCGGCTCGCCCTGGTGCGCGCCGGCAGCGACTGGCGCAGCTTGAACGACTTGGCGATCGAGGATGGCCATCTGCGCGACCTGATCATCGTGCCGGAGTATCGCTCGGGCTACATGGGCGTCCACGGCTGGAACGACAGCATGGGCACCGTCGCCGGCCGCAGCAGCCCCACGAATGGCGCCTTCTCGGTCGCCGACCCGCGCTACGAGCAATCCGCGCGCTGGAACCACGGCCAGCAGTTCGGCGTGCTCGACTGGCGCGAAACGGCCGGCACCATCACCGGGCAGAAGTCCCCGGGCCAGGGCAAGTTCGCTGTCGCCGACCCGCGCGGCGAGAGCTTCGGCAAGTACCCAGTCACCGACTGGCAGGACCACGCCGGCACCGTGATCGCCGCCAGCACCACCGGCCAGGGCGCATTCGCCGTGGCGGACCCTCGCCCCAGCGGCGTGCGCCACAACAACGTGTTCCGCGTGGTCAGCATGGACAGCCATTGCGGAACCATCACCAGCGGCCACTCGCCGAGCTCCGGCGGCCAAGCCGTAGCCGATCCCCGGTACCACAACTGGCACCCCGGGGCGAGCAGCCGCAAGCTGAACGTCCTGCCCTGGAAGGGCACTGCCGGCACCGTCACCGGCTCCCAGCAGGTGGCCAGCGGCGCGCTGTCGATCGCAGATCCGCGCGTGCTCAATCGCACCAAGGGCGACCACTACCTTACCGGCGGGCACTACGGCGTTGTCGGCTTCGACCAGGCCGCCGGCGCGGTTTCCGCCAGCGCGCGGCACGACAACGGCCGGTGGAGCGTCGCCGACCCGCGCATGCCGGCGGCGAACGACCGGCTGACATGCATCATCCAGTCGCTGGACGGCACATGGCACCGGCCCTTCACGACCCTTGAACTCGCCGCACTGCAGAGCCTGGTCGACCCCGAAGAGCAGTTGGTGCTCGACGGCCTGAGCGACAGCGACTGGCGCGAGCGGATCGGCAATGCCGTGCCGCCAGCCGCGGCCGAGGCCATCGCCGGCGTGATGGGCACCACTCTGCTGCTGGCCGAGCAGGGCGAGACCTTCATGCTCAGCAATACGCCGATCTGGGTGCGCCCGGTTGCGGTGGCGTTGAGCGTGGCTCCACAGGAGGCGCAACCGTGAACACCGAACAGTTCATTCGCAACGCAGCCGCGCGCGGGCTTTCCCGCCGCGCCACCATGCACGCGCTCGGCATGGGCCCCTGGAAGTTCCGGGAGCTGCTGACCCTGATGCCGGACATCACCTGGCCGGCACGCGGATGCTCAGCCGACCACCAGCGTGCGAACGAGCAGAAGCGCGGACGCTGCACGCCGGCGCAGGCCGCGGCGCTGGAGCGCGCACACGAACGCTGGAGCGAGAGCCGACGCTTCACCGTCGACGGCGTGACCGGGACGATCGCCGAGCTGGTGGAGCACTTCCAGAGCCCCGTCCACGCAACGACCGTCCGCCGCCGCGTCGCCGCCGGCATGAGCCTGCGCGACGCACTCATCACCCCGCGCCAGCAGCCCAAGCCCGGGCGCCGGCATCCCTGGAACCGCTCACAGCAGCAGGTGCAGCCATGATGACGAACCAGAACCACCCCGACGATCACCTTGCCATTGAAGCGCTCCACAGCCGCTATCTCGATGTCCTGACCGGACGCACCAGCGATCACCTCCTGATGTTCCAGGACGAGGCCTACGCGCTTGGCCGCGCCCGGGGCCGCCTGGACGTGTTCCGTTTCGACCTGCACCTGGAGCGCCAGCGCCGGTTCAGCGAACGCACGTTCGGGCCTGGGTCGCGCGCCGCTGGCGTCGTCGACCACATCCGCAAAGAGTTGCGCGAAATCGAAGAAGCCCCCGGCGACCTGGCCGAGTGGGTCGACGTTGTGATCCTGGCCCTGGACGGGGCTTGGCGCACCGGCGCCACTCCCGCGCAGATCATCGACGCCCTGCTGGCAAAGCAGGCGAAGAACGAGTCGCGGTCCTGGCCGGACTGGCGCACGGCGCCGGCCGACAAGGCGATCGAGCACGACCGCGCGGACGAGCCGATCGACGACAACACCTACTTCGTCCACCGCAATGCCGGCAAGAAGGTGTTCGTGAAGCACGGTCCCTTCTTCCTGGAGCAGGGCGGCCTGACCCAGGACTGGGGCAAGGGCTGGACGCGCATCAAGGCCAGTTCCATCGAACATGCCCGCGAGATCGGGGAGGAGTTGCTGCCGTGATCCAGCGCATCTACCTCGCCGGGCCTATGACCGGCCTGCCGGAACACAACTTCCCCGCGTTCCACGCCGAAGCCGCGCGCCTGCGAAGCCTCGGGTACCAGGTCGAGAACCCCGCCGAGCACGGCGAGATTCCGGGCTTCGAGTGGGCCGACTACCTGCGGCTCGACCTGCAGAAGCTGCTCACCTGCCAGGCAATCGCCCTGCTGCCGGGCTGGATGGACTCGAAGGGCGCCAGGCTGGAGTTCACCGTGGCCACCAACCTGGGAATGCGCGCTCTGCACGCGGAGCACATCACCGGTCCAGCGGAGGATGCACGATGAGCGCCGAGTACCACATGCACCTGTCCCGCCTGGCGTCCCTGGTGGGCGGGTATCACTACCGATACGGCAGCGAGGTACAGCTTCACCAGGCTCTCTCCACCGTCCTGACCGGCGCCGGCTTCGAGCATGAGCGCGAGGTGGCGCTCGACGCACGTAACCGCGCGGACTTCTGGCTGGAGGGGATCGTCATCGAGGTGAAAGTAGACGGCTCCCTCGCCGCCGCACTTCGGCAGTGCCAGCGCTACCTGGCCCTTCCGCGGGTCCACGCTGTGCTGCTCGCCAGCACTCAACGCTGGGCCGATACCGCCATGGCCAAGCGGCCGGAGTTGGCGGGCAAGCCCTTCCACATTGTCAGGCTGAGAAGGCAAACGCTATGACATCAACCACCTACGGCCGGATCGTCTACAACGGCCGGTACTGGCGGATCACATGCGAACCACAGGTGCGCGCCAGGTTGAAGCGGGTATTTCCGCGTGTGCCGCAGGCTCCGGGTGAGCATATCGACCTGCTCGGCAGCCCCGAAAACAGCCGGGAACTGCTGTGGTTCCTACAGCGCTACCCAATGGAGATCGACACGGACGCACAGGAATCGCTCAAGCAGTTGGCGCAGCAGCACCATCAGATGGAGCAGAACCTGGCCGAACTGGTCGCTGGGCGGATGCCGATGCCGGCATTCAAGCTGGCCAAGCCGCCGCGCGAGTACCAGCGCTTCGCGGGCGCCCAGGTCACGATCCGCGGCGGCCTGCTGCTGGCGGACGACTTGGGCTTGGGCAAGACCATCACTGGGATATGCCCGATGGCGGAACCCGGCAACCTGCCGGCGGTCGTTGTCTACCCTGCCGCCCTCCCGAACCACTGGCCGGAAAAGCTCGCCGAGTTCGCTCCGAACCTGCGCGTGCATCACATCCGCAAGGGCCAACCCTACCCGCTGGTCCGCCAGCCACGCCAGCGCATCCCGGACCTCTGGGACACGCTGCCCGACGTGATTCTTGTCAGCTATCACAAGCTCAGGGGCTGGGCCGATGTCCTGGGCGAGATCGTGCAGTACGTGGTCTTCGAGGAATGCCAGCAGCTCAGGAACCCAAGCAGCAATATCTACCAGGCCTGCGAGTACTTGGCGGGGCAGGCACGCCTGCGGATGGGCCTGACCGCGACGCCCATCTACAACTACGGCTCCGAGTTCTACCACGTCGTCAACCCACTGATCCCGGACTGCCTGGGCAGTTACGACGAGTTCCTGCGCGAGTGGTGCGTGGGCGGCAGCGTTGGCGAAAAACCACGCCTGAAGGACGCCGAGCAGTTCGGCGCCTACCTGCGTCGGGAGGGAATCATGCTCCGGCGCACCCGGGCCGAGGTCGGCCGAGAACTTCCGGCGCTCTCGAAGATCCCGCACGAGATCGAGTCGGACGGCGCGGCCCTGGAGCGGATCACCGGCGACGCGGTAGCACTGGCCAAGACCATCCTGGCTCACAACGAGGCCTACCGCGGCGAGAAGATGCGTGCGGCCGGCGAGTTCGACCAGTTGGTGCGCCAAGCCACTGGCGTCGCGAAGGCGCCATACGTCGCGGAGTTCGTCCGCCTGCTACTGGAAAGCGGACAGCAGGTGCTCCTGTTCGGCTGGCACCGTGAGGTCTACAGCATCTGGCGGGAGAAGTTGGCCGACTACAACCCCGTCATGTACACCGGCACCGAGTCGCCAAAGGAGAAACAGGCCGCGAAGGACGCATTTGTCGCCGGCGACAGCCGCCTGATGCTGATCAGCCTACGCGCCGGCGCAGGCATCGATGGCCTGCAACACGCCTGCAGCACGGTGGTGTTCGGCGAACTCGACTGGTCGCCGGGCGTGCATGAGCAATGCATCGGCCGGATACACCGCGACGGCCAGCGCGAGCCTGTGCAAGCGTTCTTCCTGATCTCCAACGAGGGAAGCGACCCGATCGTCTCCGACGTTCTGGGGGTCAAGCTCGAGCAGATCGAGGGCGTGCGCAACCCAGGCGAGCACCTGGTAGAACGCCGCGACCTTGGCGAGAACCAACTGCGCCAACTCGCCCAGCGCTTCCTCGCCGATCACGGCGTCAAGGTTCCGCGCACCAGCCATCCAACCCCGATTCACCAGCAACCGCCGTTCGAACTTACCTGAGCACCGCAATGAACCGCCCCACCATCTGCCGCACCACGGGCCAACGGATAGGCCTGTGCAAATGCTTCCGCTGCCGGCCGCCGGCGCCGGAGCAACCGGAGACACCACCATGTCCTCTACCCAACACCAACTGATCGAGCAGTGCACCATCCGCCTGCGCGGCATCGTCGAAGCCCTGGACAACATCCACGAGACCAGCCCGCAGCGCTGGTCAACGGACCTCGACGACGTTCACTCCTCAGCCGAGAGCCTGCTGGCCCTCATCAATGACCAGGCGCCGCCGTCCGAAGACCAGTTGATCGCCGCAGGCCTCAGCTACCCGCTCGCCAAGGAAGATGCCGTGAAACTCTGGTACTCCGGTTTCCGGTCGGAGGTGATCACGGTACTGGAAGCATGGGAAGCCATCGGCCATGACACCGGAATAAACCCTGACAAGGAAGAGTTGCTGGAGTCTCTACGCAACATGGCGGCGATTTGCAATGCGCACGGCAATGACATGCCTGCCCAGTCGGCAATCGACCAGCGCCAGGTCATCGCAGACGCCATCACCGGCGCGCTGGCCTTCGGCGCCCAGGCCAGCCAGCCGCCGGCGGCGGATCACTGGCTTCGTCCGTTCTACGACATCGGCCGCGCCGAGGGACAACGCACCCAGGAACTGTCAATGCTGGTTCGCATGCTGGCCAGTGCCCTGAAGCGACACGCTCCGGACAGCAACCTGGTGGCGCACGCGGCCAACTACCTGACGGCCAAGGGCTTGGCCGGCACACCGCTTCGTGACCCGCCGGCACCGGTAGAGCAGGCAGGCAGAGATGTTGAGCCAGCACCCTGCCCCTTCTGCGGTGGCGAGGTAGACCCCACGGGCTGGCTTCGTGGCGATGGCACACGCGGTCCAGAGTGCAACGACTGCGGCGCTACTGCGCGGAGCATGGAAGCCTGGCAGACCCGCACCGTCCCGACCGGGCAGGCTCCCCAGGCCTGGCTCGACGTGCTGGCCGAGCGCCGCCGGCAAGGGGAGGTCGAGGGCTGGACGCCGGAGCATGACGATGCGCACAGCCACGGCCAGATGGCCCGCGCCGCCGCCTGCTACGCCCTGGCCGGCTCCAGCGCTCCGAACGATGGAACCGCTGCCCTGCTGGTGTCGCTCGCATGGCCCTGGGATGAACAGTGGTGGAAGCCGAGCACTGCTCGACGCGATATGGTCAAGGCCTGCGCCCTCGGGCTGGCCGAGATCGAGCGCCTTGACCGGGTAGCGGCGAGTCAGGGAGGGCCAAGTGATGCGTAGAGCACTGACCGCCCTCGGCATCATCGCAGCCCTCGGCCTGGCCGTGGTGGGGCTGGTGGAGATACTCCCGATCGTTCGCACGCTGGCGGCCTGGCAGACGGGGTGCTTCGGATGAAGCAGAAACCAGGCATCGCCCTTCCCCGCTGGCTCCTGCGGACCACAACGATGCAGATGCACAGCGTCGACGTGGTATTGGTCATGGCGCTGGTGCTCCAGCACCACGGCACGGCGGACGCTGTTCGCCGCGCCGCCGGTCAGCTTCGCGACAGAGTGTGTGCCGAGCACCGGCCCAAGATGACCGCGCTCATGCGCATGCAAGACGACGCGGCGGCGCTGCAAGTGGCGCTCAACATCGTCCAACGCGCCACCGACGCCCTGGGCATCCTGCCGGGAACGGCGTTCCCGGCCAGACCTTCGCCCAGCGAAAGCCCACCGGATCAGGGGCACATGCCCGCCAAGGCTGGTCCCGTCACCGGTGAGCCGGTGCATCCTACCTGAAATCATCCATGCCCGCGGCCCAACGGAAAGGGTCGCGGAACAGCCCGGCCGGAGAGCTGGGATAGGTAACGCCCAATGAACACCCTGTTTCTGTTGATGGCTCAGTACGATGGCGCCGCCATCATTCCCCTCGAACGCGTCTGCGCCGACTACTTCAGCCACCTGACTCCCGAGAAAATGAAGATGAAGGTAGCGGCCGGCGAAATCGACTTGCCGCTGGTGCGTATGGAGAACAGCCAGAAGTCTGCGCGTGGCGTACACCTGACGGACCTGGCGAACTACCTTGACGAACGGCACAGAACGGCGAAGGAGGAGCACGAAAAGCTCATGGGGCGCAGAACCCTGCGCCGTGCATCCTGACCCTGCCGCCTACCGGGCCTCGTTCGTGGGGCCCTCTATTATCTGCTCCAACCACGGCCAGTCTTCGTACTTGTCGCCGTTCCCTCTCAGATGCGTGTAACGCCGCATCGAATTCCAGTCCCGATGGCCCGAGACGCTGGCCACGCGCGGAATATCCCATCCGATTTCGAAAAGCCGACTGATGCCATCATGTTCTACTAGCATCAAGGTGTTGCTGACAAATCTCCTTTGGAATCAGCACACTACTATCATGATACTGGTAGAGAGATGCGTATGCGCTTGTTCTACACGGATGAGAGTTTCGAGCTGAATGGCGTGCCCTTGCCAGGGATTCCGTTCCTGGCCAATGCCGGTGCAGAGCTGACCGAGTCGGCCAATCGTTACCTTTTCCACATCGCGGTCGTGCGAGGGCGCACTCGCTCTCCCGCCACCTGGCGAACCTACGCTGACCACTTCTACGAGTTTTTCTCCTTCCTCGAAGAGAACGCTTTGTTCTGGACTCAGGTGAACCAGGAGCACATCGCGGTCTGGCGCAACTCGATGCTGGATCGTGGCCTGTCCCGCTCCACGATCAACAAGCGCCTTTCGACCACCAGTGCGTTTTACACCTGGTGCGCTCGCCAGGGCTTGGCCGAACAGCTGCCATTCGAAACTCAGGATGTGCTTGTGTCAAAACCCAAGGGGTTCTTGGCCCACGTCGATGCTTCAGGGAATCGCCTGCAGGCCAATGAGTTGACCTTGCGTACTCAGCAGCAACTCCCCAAGTTTCTGAGCATCCCGGAGGCCGTCCAGTTTATCGGAGCGCTGTCGCCTCGCAGGACGCAACTGTTGGCCTACCTGATGCTGCTATGCGGTCTGCGTCGTGAGGAGGCTTGTGCGCTCGATGTTCGGGTCCTGCCGACGCCGGCCGGACATTCTTCAAGTAAGGCCATCAAGATGACGCTCGATCCCCGTCTTACGCCGACTAAGGGCTCCAAGGAGCGTTGGGTGATGGTGCCATACGACTTAGCTGGCCATCTGTTCGACTACATGATGCGGGAGCGCCCGAAACTCGCCGGCATGTACCACAAGCGTTATGGCGCGGAGACAACCAGGCTCTTCCTGACCCGTGATGGCGCTGAGTTGTCGCTGGATGGCTTGGATGTGACCTTTCAACGAGCTTCGGCCAAGTCTGGGGTGAAGTGCACGCCTCATCGTCTCCGACACACCTTCGGCACCTACGAGTTTTTGCGCATGTCTGAGCGGCGCGGAACAGATGGCGCGTTGCACTGGGTGCGGGATCGCCTGGGCCATTCGAGTATCACCACCACCGAGGTTTATGTGCATGCGGCAGACCTACTGAAACATGATGAGGTGGACGGTTACGTTGAAGAGGTTCTGCAGCGCGTAGGGAGTCGGTCATGA